CCGTTATTAGCCCAGAAGAAAGCAGCTGACTCTACAGCACCTTCAGGGGTTGTAAGGTATTCTATGGCTTCATCTAAAGTCATTTCTAAAGTTTCTGCAAAACTAGTATAGTTTGAACGACCTGTTAACTGAATACAGCCACGACCTCGAAAACGATAACCATCACCAGTTTCAGGGCCACCATTACCCATACGGCTTGCATATACTACATTAGCAATCTTTTCTGGTTTACGCGAATATTCATTTGCGTCTCGTCCAGCATTTTTAAAATACTTAGGAAAAATCTTATTAAGACCATCTGCAGAATAATTTAAATTTTCTTCTAGAAGTCTAAACCCACCAGATTCATGAGCTGCTTGAGCTAAGAAGTGAGCCATTCTCAAAGGAGTGTTAATTTCGTAATCTTGAGTCCAAATCTCCCACCCGCCAATAATAGCTTCTAAAACTGCTACTTTAGCATTTGGAAATTCTTCTTTAAGGTCTTCTAATGTCAATTCCATAATATTCTCCTTATATAATATTTTCATTATACATGATAAATGCTAACTCTACTGATGGTGGAGTGTAAGCAAAAGATTTACCAGGTTTTATATTTAAAACAGAAGCAACATCTGTAGCATTAAGCTTGAAAAAATCACTAGTTGCTACTGCATGGGTGTGTGTTAATTTACTTTCAAATGTATGATTGCCAATATCTGTAGCAGTTCCAGTATTGAGAGTTGATCCATTAATAGCAGAAGTTCTTGTAGAGGCAGTACCTATTTCATCACTAACATGAGCGTGATTACCAGTCCATTCTACATCTACATAATTAACAGTTAGTGTGTTAGTAGAATTTAGTATAGCATCGTGAGAACTATTAGCATTACTTAAGTTTGCATATATGTAATAGCCTCTTAGATCTGGTGTACCATTTGTACCGTCACAAAAATGCCAGTTGGTAGGAAGAGTTTTTATATTATTATCTGCTCCATCATAACCAGACGTAGGACCAATAGAGTATGCAATAATCATACCATTTGCTAACGGTGTTTCATCTGTTTTTGTAACCCAGCTTTTTAATATTTTACTTTTTAATGTTAAATCAAAAGTATAAGATACTTTATGAGAGTGTGCTCCTGCAGATCCTACTGATATATAAGCTGTTTGATTAGTTCTATTAGATAATTTTTTTGCAGTAATAGGAAGACTTACATGAGAGTGTCCAGGAGTAGTATTAGAAGATAAAGACATTCTAAATTGGCTATTATCTCCTACTGTTTCTAATACTCTTCTCATAGAAATAATAGGAAGTATCTGACCGTTTCTAAAAGTTTCTAAATTTTCATCAATCATATCACCTTCCCAAAAATAAGTATTAGATAAACTTTGACCAAATACCATAACGCCTTTTGGAAGTGTTTTAATTTTTGTATCTTTATTAGCAAGTTTAGGATCTACTAGAAGAGGTAAGATCTGAATACTTCTTACGCCTTGATATTGATTTCTTTGTGCATCTGCAATATCGACGGTGTCGGGAAGCTCTCCCCAAGCAAGGTTTACTAGCTCAGTTTTTATAGATTCTACTCTATGAAAATGTCCAGAATGAGCACCTTTTTGATCATAGTAAGTATCTGTTGCAGCAGTTGAAGCAACATCCCCTGGGGCTAAACCATGCATATTAAGGATACGAGTTCTTGGAATAGTAAGAGGTGTATGCGCACCACCTAAATTTAATAATGTAGCAGCGGAATCTGGCATATCTGTTGTAGCCATGTAGCATACACCAGTATTTGATTTCCAGTCATTAGCATTAGCAACACATCGAATTAATGGGTTGCCTTTTACATCTGGAATTATAGTACCATTCAATGTGAAGTTAGCAGTGGGATTAGTAATTTCAAAATACGGTCTTACACTATCCTGTCCTAACTCACCATAGGTTTCTGTATTCCAATCAGAAGGTCGTTTGCAGTAAAACAATACTGAGTAAAAAGGAAGATATGCTTCTTCAGTAGAAGAATTAGTTGTACCTGCAGTTCTTGTTCCCCATAAACCAAACATCAATTAAATCCTCATGCTGGGGTAGCAAAACCTTTAGCAGATAACATTCCGTACCAAGTAGCACCACCATCCATAGTTGTGAGTGTTACTATATCAGTATAACCTGCTTGAGTAGATAGAGTAGGACCTGTAGGCGAATATATACCTTCTGCTGTTGGCCAGTATATGGTATTTAATGACCAATCCACTGTTCTACTACCAGTTCCATCCTGTTTTAAATAAATTGATAAAGAGTAATGCTTTGAGTTAGGAGCTGACATCTGTACTGGAGTAATAGATCTATTAAGAGTCAATTTATAGATATTATAATGTAGAGCATTAATTAATACAGTACCAGAATTTGTTAATGTATCAAATAACTCTCCGTAACTTTTAAATACAGTATTTGCTGTAGTAGCACCATTAAAATGTACGGTAGATACTCCAATTGGATTAGTTAGTACTGCAACGTTTGCAAATATAACGTTAGTTCCGCCGCTGTTTACCATTAAGAAAGTGTTAGCGTAACCAGAATAGCTATCTGGTGTATCTGTTAAGTCAAGAATAGATCCGGTAACAGCGCCACCTAAACCAGCAGACCCTTGATAGCCAGTTGGACCAATATCACCAGCTGAACCCTGATAGCCAATAAGTCCTAACGGACCTTCAGCTCCAGGAGAACCTGTATAACCAATAGACCCACTATAACCTACTGATCCTAAGTAGCCTGTTATACCTGCAGATCCTTGATAACCTTCTAACCCTCTTGATCCTGTATAGCCTGCAGAACCTCTAAACCCTGTTGCTCCAGTTGATCCAGTATAACCAGCAGAACCTGCATACCCGTCACCATCAGGTCCTTTTGAGCCATCATAACCTACTGATCCTTGAACACCTGCAGAACCAATATATCCTGCAGAACCTCTATATCCTTCTACACCGCGTGACCCTGTATAACCAGTAGTACCAGCTGAGCCTTGATATCCTAGAAAGCCAGAAGAACCGGTATAGCCAGCAGAACCTGAAAAGCCTACTGCACCACGTGATCCTGCATACCCCATCTCTCCTTTTGATCCAGTATAAGCTATGCCAGGATCACCTGCAGAACCCTTATAACCTAGAGATCCTTGATAGCCCGATGAACCTTGGTACCCTACTCCACCAATAGAGCCAACATAACCTACTGAACCTCTATAACCCTCAGAACCTTTATAGCCTGTTGTACCATCAGTACCCTTAGATCCCATATAACCAGTAGCGCCAATTGAGCCAGTATACCCAGTATTACCTGTAGAACCAGTAAAACCAGTATACTCTAGTTGACCTTCATACCAGTAGGGACCTTGAGAGCCTAGGTATATAAAACTGCCAGATATAGCATTACTGCCATCCGGATTAGTTACATCTATCTGGGATACGAAAATCTTAGTGGTCATTGTAGGTCCTGAATAATAGAAAATCTATTATATTTATAATACGCTAGCGATTAGCAAATGGTGTAGATGAAGGTGTAAAATTAGCGCTATATCGTGCAGTTTTTGAAATTCTTATTTCATCCAAGTACCCCGTCATATAGGTATTATTATACGCACCTATTGTTAAACGTGTGCCTGTGCTGGATGTCCCATCAGCCACTAGAGTTGTAGCTGCATTACCTACACCGTTTACCCATATTCTATATCCTGTACCAGGAATATGAGTTACTGCAATATGATTCCAAGCATTTAAGTTAATAGTTTCAGTAGTTGTGGTGGTTGTGCCTTGAGGATTCCAATAATAATACCATGTTACCTGTCTTGAAGAATTTACACCTACACTCCAATAATTATTAGTGCTATTATAATCTGCATTACTAATAATAGCGCTAAGACCGGTTGCAGTAGAAGCATAAAGCCAAAATTCAATAGTAAATTCTGTTCTCCACCAGTCAAATCTTGCTGAATCATAAAACGCTTGAAGCGCAGTTGCTCCATCAAAATATAAACTAGATGGACCAAACTTTTTTTGCGTAGAAGAGAGATATACTCCATCTCTTGGAAATGCATAAAATACATTTCTTCCAGTTTGATCTATAATATTTCCATTATTTCCTTTAAGCTGTAAAACTGCAGCAGAAGAACCAGATATAGTTGGTAAGGAAGAAGAAGGAACAGTAAATGGTCTAGTGTATATACCACTACCTTTAATTACTCTTAAGTCTGCAATATAACCTGTCAATGCATTAGCACCTGCATACCCTGTACCTACTAATACTGGGCCGGATGCTGCATAGTTATTAGTATCAGTGTATGTAGATCCTACCTGTGTTCCATTAATGAACATTCTGGTAAAACCTGAATTTTTACATAAAGCTACATGAGTCCAAGTATTATAAAGAAGTAAAGTTGAGCCGCTAGTAATCTGATCAGCTACACCCATATACATTCTTAACTGTCTTCCAGCAATATAAAGTGTTGGGTGTGTAGTAGAAGTACCAGTTCTATTATCAAATATATTACCTGTGCTTGTACCAGTAAATATATTAACCCATGCTTCTATTGTCCAGTCGCCAGTACCAAAAGTAAAATTATTAGAAGCAGGAATAGAAAGATAGTCGTTTACATTAAAATGTAAACTTCCTCCGTAACCAGAAGAATAATCTATTTGAGGCATAACAGGGAAAGGATGTTCAGGTTTAATAGAAGGACTGGATGTAGTAGTACCTATAGTAAAGGTATTAACACTATAATTATTAGCTTTTTCTATGTAAATATTATCTTGAAATCCTAAAAATCTAGTATTAGTTATTGCAGTTAAAGGTTTTGTTGGAGGAGTAAAATTAGAAGTATACACAGCAGTGCCTACTACAATTCTAAAATTACTCACATAACCATATGATCTATTACCTCCAAATTGACCCCCTACAACTAAATTTGAATTTCTAGCAACTGGTGCTACTGTTTGAGCTGTACCACCAGCATTTTGTAAGACACCATTTATATAGAGATACCAAGTTGTATTAACTCTTACGGCTGCTAAATGTGCCCATGCTCCATTAGAAATAGTACCCCAAGTATAGTTTTGTTCTGTTGCACCGTTTGAGTCGCCAGTAGAAAATGTAAGAGTAGTTCCATTTATTTTAAATGTATATTCACCTACGTTTGTTCCTGAAGCTCCATCCTTATTAAAAATATAATCTGCAGCATCTTGGTTTGCTAAAGAATAAAACCACAATTCTATAGTACAATCACCTGCTGGACCAATAGATAAACTTGAAGGGATGTTGTAATATTCTACTGCGCTTGATCCATCGAAATAAGTTGACCAGTAGCCTGGAGGTTGCATATATGGTGAGAAAGAACCTTGTCCTACTCCTCCAGATCTAACAACTGCAATTGTGCCTGAAGTGACGGCAGGGGTGCCTGATATGGCTATAGTAAAAGCATTAGTAGATCTATCAGAAATAGTTTCAGACTGACAGGATAAAAATTGTGTATTAGTTATTGCTGTTAAAGGTGATGTTGGAGGAGTAAATGCACCAGTATAAACTGCAGTTCCTCTTACCCACCTCATATTACTAATATAACCATTAAAATCTACAGAAACGTCAGTTCTTCTTCCTATAACAACAGAAGACATTCCTGATTGCCAATTAGTGTAACTCAACGTCTGCTGTACAGCACCATTTAAATATAAAGTTAAATTATTAGTAGTAGGGCCATTTCTTACTAGTGCAACATGATACCAGGTATTTAAATTAATAGCTGATAAACTGGCCATTACGTTACCAGTTTGTTGATCATCTACATAAATTTTTCCATCAGTACCTAAATTAGGAGCAAGCGCAGCACCGTTAGGAGACCAAAATTTAGCATCGAATGATCCAGGAAGCGCGAGAGCATAAAACCAAAATTCTAAAGTAAAATCTACGTCTTGGTCAAAAGCAGTCGCATTAGTAACTGTAGTAAGATAGTCGCCAGAACCGTCAAAATATACACTATATGTTCCAGGAAAAGGTACTTTATCTGATACTACAGTTTCGCCAACATAATTAGAATGATTATAATTACCTGTTCCGTCTATACCATCGGCATGAATATGAAGAAGATTTAAATAATAATCAGTAGAAGGATCAACTGATGGCCATGTACTAGAAAATTTCTTTTGTGTACTTTGTACTGTACTCCATACACCAGATGCTGAAGTATTGCTTGTAGATATACTAGTACCTATATAACTGCCATAGCTCTTTCTGCTCCATATTGTATTAGCAGAAGCTGTAGTGTTTCTTTCTAATGATCCTATAATATTGCCAGGATAACGAACAGGCATTCGTTATCCTATTATTTCATAAGAACATACTACTTGTAAATTGTTAGCGCCAGCTATAACACTTAAAGCATCACCTTCTTCAAGATAAATGTTAGCATCTTTTGATACTGCTATTAATGTAGAGTTAGCAGGAACAGTAATAGAAGAGGCAATTCTATAGTTGATAGCTGATCTTAAAACGCTTGCTGTGATAGCAATATTGTTTGCAGTGTCGGTATTGGTAACTAAAAGACTATTAATCTTTACTACAGTACCACTATTAGAAGCGTTTGTTATAACGTTAGAAGTGGCTGTACTGATTGCGTTTGCAACAGCAGTTTTTCCTGTAACCGTTGTAATACCTATTAAGTTTGGGGCTACCATATTATCCTCTTCCTAATATAATTCCATAAAGATATGAAGATGGAGCTGTGTTTGACCAATATACACCAGTTCCGTTTGATGTAAGCACTTGTCCAGAAGAACCAGAACTACTATTTGCAATTAACGCTGATTTAACATGGAGATTAGCATTAAATCCAAACGAAACTGTTATATTGTTGCTCCAATAAACCTTGGTTGCATTAGATGTTAGAATAAATCCAGCAGAGCCTGCAGAACCATTTGCAGTCAATGCTGAATTTACAGTTAATCCTAAATTAGATATTAATAGAGAATTAAATGTAGCAACATTAGAAGCAGTTATTGTAGAGTTTGCAGTTACTGCAGAGTTAAAAAGTATTGTATTTGCAAATGTAGTTGCAACAGTACTATCTACATAATCTGTTCTTACTTTAGTAATAGACATTCAATCTCTCATCAATATGTTGATGCTTCATCCCAATCAACAGAAACTACTAGTGCTGCAGTACCTGCACCTGTTGTTCCACCAATAAAAGCATTATCGTTCTTAATACGGAAGCCTTCACTACCGGATAATACTAGAGGATAAGTTGATAAATTAATACCATAATCCATACCACCGTAAGGAGGAACATATGGCTGGAAGAAGTCTCTCAAACCACCTCCACTTAAACCGTTATTTGGAAACGGTAGCCCGTTTGAGCCTGCAGATCCTACAAACCCATAGTGAGGGAATACAGTAATAACACCTGCAGGACCGCCCAATGCTACTTGAGCATAGGGAGATGTATCTTCAGTAGATGCTGTATCACCAGTAATACCAGCACCAGAAGCATATATTACCATAGATGCTGCAGATGTTGGCATAGAAGTTCTTTTCTTGGCTACTAGAGAGTTACCTTGACCTGCACCATACCCTGTACCACCTGTAGTACCTTGTGTGAAAGACGTAGGTACACGGTATAGAGAGAAGCCTTGTCTCGCTGTTGTAGTAAACCCAGTAGTAATAATCTGCACACCAATTTGTACTGATCTAATCAAACAAAGATTAGAACCGGTATTTTTAAAGGTAAATAAAACACCGTTTGAAGCTGTAATGCTAGAAAAAGTTATAGCGCTGCTTACTAATGATGTTCTATACGACCCTACTATTTCGTTAGGGCGAAGATTAGCTCTCATAGCAGCTGGAGTTCTATCAACTACTACGAGATCATTAGATGCACCTGACTGAATATAACCCATGTTAATTTTTCCTTTTCAAGAGTTAAATCAGTATGCTGTTGCTTCTTCCCACTCTACAGTTACTACAAGGTTACCTGAACCTGTTGCAGCAAATGCAGTATCGTTCTTGATACGGAAGCCTTCGTTCTGTGCTAGAACAAGTGGGTAAGCAGAAGCGTTATAAGGACCGATAAAATCACGAAGACCGTCTACTGGAGTAGTAGTAATTGCAGCTGGAAGGTTTAAAAGAACGTGTGCGTATGCAGTTGAATCTTCTGCACCTGCTGTATCACCAGTAATAACAGTTGTAGTAGAAATAACTGCAGAAGCGTTTGGTGTAGCTTGTGAAGTTCTCTTTTTATTAACTGAGAATGTAGTCAATGTACCGTTAGTAGTACCTTGTGTAAATGAAGAACGAACTACATATAGGCCAAGACGCATTGAACCTTGTGTATATGCAGTTGTTACCTGTTCACCAACTTGAACTGAACGAACGATACAAACGCCAGTACCAGTATACTTAAATGTGTAAAGAACACCAGCTGCAGTAGAAGCAGCAATAGTACCTGAAACAAGTGAAGCACGATATGAGCCGGTAATTTCGTTAGGACGAAGATTTACACGAGCAGCGTTTAATGTAGGATCAACTGTCATAGTTGATGTTGATGCACCTGATTGAACAATAGCCATTTATTTTCTCCTTATGACAATATGTAATTAAAGAATCTGGTATTTGAAACTGGACCTGGAGTTACCGTAATGTAATAACTTATAACTCCATTAGATGAAACATAAGCTGAACAATTATAGCCGTCAAATTCGTTTTCATCACCGTAATAAGATGTCGTTGATGAACCGTTTGATGAAGCTGCAGAGCTAAACATTGATACTGCTGTTACATAGGTACTATTAGCAATAGCTAAAGAATCTGAAATTGTACCGTAAGCTTCATACGTTGCATTTGGACCAAAATCTACTCTGATAGTTTTTTGAGCTTTCTGTAAAGCCTGTCCACCTGCAAGTGATCCGTCATGTACATGAATAGTATCAGTATCTGTGTTAATAGCAATCTCACCTGCTGCGCCTGTAAACGCTTGCATCGATGCAGTATTGCCTCTTCTAAATTGAAGTACAGTAGCCATTATTGATCCTTAAATATTTAAATCTATTGTAGCAGAACCGTTAAAAGGTGTAGAGGAACAATCATACGTATAGGCATATTTTGTTTCATTACCTAGAGTGTTTGTATAATCTTGAGATAGTGATCCAAAATCACCATAAGGAAATGATAGTGCAGCAGTACCTAATTGTACCCAGCCACTTCCAGCAGTATTAGAAAAATATGTTTCAAATTGTCCAAGTGTTGAATTGAAGCGGAATTGTCCAGCTGAATATGTTGTCACACGATCAGTAGAAGTTCCTACTGCAGTAACAAACGAATTTCCAACAACTTGCAGGCCATTTTTGACCCTAAAATCTGATTGCGTAGCCATCTTTCCCTTTCCAGATTGCTATGTTATTTATAAAGAAATCTACCAGGAGGATTATAATTAGAGTATAATGGTGTTAAAGTTCCATTTGCAGTAAAGGAATGTACAGTATTTCCGCCAACTTGAGTTATAGTTCCACCAGTAAATTTAGCAGGACTAGGATATGAAAAAACTACTATACCAGATCCACCAGATCCTCCTGTTTGATAACCAGATACTGCTTCTCCAGCACCACCTCCTCCACCTGTATTTACAACTCCGCTACCTGCAGTAGTGCTAATAAGGTAGTTAGAGCCGTTAGCGCCTCCTCCAGAACCACCTGGTCTTTGACCTGCTCCTCCTCCTCCAGCATAAGTTTGAAGAGTTCCATCTCTTAATGAAGATGATCTCCCTACGCCTCCTCTACCAGCACTTACTGATCCGACCGCAGCCTCACCCTGTTCTGATGCACCACCACCGCCACCACCCTGGCCCGGACCTGCACCTATACCTCCGTTATACCCTTGTCTAGTAACTGAATTAATATAAGTTGAACTAGGATATACGCCAACTCCACCTGCTAATGTACCTGCACCTGTTCCTGTACCGCCACCACCAGAACCTCCATTACCTCCTGTACTTCCACTACCACCGGCACCTCCACCAATAGCAGTAAAAGAAATACTAGTATCTGCGTTTATTATACTACTATTACTTCCAGCAGCTGCTGCAGCTCCTCCAAGCCCAACTGTTACTGTATAAATATCACCACTATTAAATAATGCAGTTGAAGTGGAGTTACCAGAATAATCATTAAACTCTAGCATTCCTCCGCCTCCACCACCACCTCCATTGTGGTTGCCTACAACAGATGATCCACCACCACCACCTCCTCCTACAATAAAAAATGAAGGATTAAAAGATTTAGAAGGATCTGGGTATCGAGCATAGTTAGAAACTCTTATATTATCCATATACCCTGAAAAATATAAACCGTCAGTTCCTCTAGCACCTATGTATATGTTAGAAGGGGTAGATACAGGAGTTGAAGCAGGAGTATAAGGAGATCCTACTAAATTGCCATTTTTAAATACATAGAATGTATTATTTTTTCTTACCCATGCTACATGAGTCCAAGTATTAAGAGAAATTGGATCTGTTAATAGACCTGTATTATTATCTACAGTATAAATTTGCCATTGTAAATAAGCACTACCACTACCGTTACCTACAAAAAATTGAAATCCTGGTGATGTCCAATCTGTAGCAAATATGATTGCAGCAGATGCAGGAACTGCAGTTAAATAAATCCAAGCTTCTACAGTAAAGTCACTATTAATTAAAGTAAGCGATGAGCCAGATGCTCGAAGATACCCTGTACTACCGTCAAAAAATATACTAGTTCCGCCAAATTTACTTTGAGTGTTAGAAATAAAAGTATTTCCGTAAGAAGTCCAGTTATTTTTACCTGTTAGATCTTTAACACCAACATTTGTATCACTAACTAAAAGAGAAGTGGCTCCGTTAGCATTTAAAGGGTATTGTGGAGAAGAAAAACTTTTAGTGTAAAGAGCTTCTTTTACTATTCTCATATTAGAGAGATAACCAGTATAGGGAAACCCGAGACCAAACTGTCTAACTCCAATATATAAATCACCTGTATCATTAGGTATAGATGCAGGAGAAGCACCATTTGCTTCTAATACTCCATTTATAAACAATCTAGTTCTAGTTCCATCATCTGTAGCAGCTATATGATACCATTGATTGTTTGCTATTGTCGTAGTAGAAGTAATTAGAACACCGCCATCATTATAGTACCCCATTTTTTGATTACTATCAATTCTAAATGTATATCCATAAACACCAGAATCATTTTTATTAATAGTATCATATCCTCCACCAGGAAGAAGGTTAGTACCATACATCCAATATTCTATTGTATAGTTTGTTCCGCTTATTGAATGACTGTTACTAGCTGCTACAAGTAAGTAGTCTGGAGTTGAGCCATTAAAATATGTACTTCCTCCATTCAAGGATTCTGAATATGCGGTTGGGGTATTAAATGGACTATTAGGAGATACTATAGGAGAACCTCCTACAGTTGGAGCTACTGCGTTACAAATGTCTAAAAATCTATTAGATTGACAAGCAAGAAATGTTGTTCCTGGTATAGCAGTTAAAGGAGATGTGGGTGGAGTAAAAGTAGTAGTATATAGTGCAGTACCGACAACTACTCTTACATTAGAAAGAAACCCATTCAATTGATAATTAGCTGCAGCAGGCACGTTTCCGTCCCCACCCAACATAGGCCTATTCACGCTACTTGTGTAGGTTTGAGTATCTGTGTAGGTACTGCCTGCTTGTATACCATTAATGAATAATCTAGTACTTGTTCCACTTCTAGATACTGCTATATGATTCCATGTTCCTGGAGTAATAGCAGTACCTGTAATAACAAGACCTCCTGCAGTATAGTAATTTACAGTACCGGATCCTAACGCTATACCAGCTTTACCTGCATTAGAGGCTGTTCCAGTTGGTCTCTCATCGTAAAATGTCTGTATATTAGAGGTGCTTAAAACCATTACCCATAGTTCAATGGTAAAATTACCTGAGCCTAATGCAACGCTACTTTTACTAGAATTAATATAATCTGCGTTACCAGTAGGATTAAATTGTACTGACCAATAACCTGGAGGTTGACTAAATGGACTGAACGTACCTTGAATAGGTCTACCACCATAAGTTATAGTATTTCGAGCAGGTCCATTGTCTGCCCAGGTAGTATTATTAGAGTTAATAACTCCGTCCGCATCAATCATTACTAAATTATTTTTAAGTAATTGATCTCTTTTTAAATTAGTACGACGAAGATTACCTACTCCAGGCATTAGAAGTTTTGCCCTGAATTGAATCCATACCAGTTAGTACCATCATTTAAGAACGAGAATATATCTCTCTTAGAAGTAGTAGTTGTTACAGTTGGAGCAAAACCATCAGGCCATGTAACTCCGTTCCATGTTACCGCATAACCGCCACTACCAGTATTTAAAATAAGAGTAAAGCTCTTACCTGAATTAGCTGATGGCATTGATATAGTAGTATTAGATGTTAAAGTGAGTAGCTGTACTGATCCTAAACTAGGATCTACAGTATAAGAAGCACCAAATGTAGTATTTGAATATGTCTGATCTTTATAATTATTAAACGTAGCGTTAGAAACGTATGTAGAATTCAAGTTTGCAATAGTTACAGTATTAGAAAATGTAACTGCACTGTTAAATGTACTAGTATCATTATAATTTACTGCACCGTTAAATGTCGTGGTAGTTGAAAATGTGACTGCATTAGTAAACGTTAAACTAGAGCTACCTATAATATCTGATATAGAACTCCAGAATACATTAGAAGTACTTCCTCCTGAAGTAAGAATATAGTTAACAGATCCTAAACTACTATTAGCCAGAATATATTTTAAATTAGTATTGCCAGTGACATTTAAAATGTTAGTATTAGTGGTAGAAAATATAGCAGGAGAAATAGTATTAGCAAATGTAACATTCTTATTAGAAGAAGTAGTTACTAAAGTACCAAGTGAAGAAAGATTACGAGATACTGACATTAAACACCTACCGCTACTCTATAAATTTTAACTGTATTATTTGAATTTGTTGGTGTCCCAGTGACAAACAAGCTACTACCAGCAATACTTGCATCAAAAGACATAAGAGAGTAGCTAGAATATAATGAGCCATACTCTGTAATAAATGCAGATGTTCCATTATGCAACACTAATAACTCGCAAAAATGATAAAGATTGTTTGTTGTATCGGTTATCTGTACCATATATTTTGCTGATCTATAAGAGTTAATATTTAATACATCTATAGAAATTGCACTTATAGAAGAAGTGGTTATTTGTCCTACAGTCTCAAAAGCAATAGATCCTATTGTTACTGAAGGAACAGATTGTATAGAGATAGAAGGTTGTACAAAACTTACTGCAGATTGTGATACAACTTCTACAACATCTCCTTCATATAAATTGCTAGTAAATACAACAGATGATCCATCACTCGCAGTAAAGTCAATAGAAGGAACTTGTTTTACACCGTTAATATATACTGTAATTGCGCCAGGCACATAAGATAGTATGTTAGTATTATTATCTGATCCTGAAAATGTATTAGCACCAGCGGTTGCAGTATAATAATAATTAGTAAGAGTAGTAGAAGTAGGATTAGAATAAATGTTAAAAGCACTAGGAGTTCTAACCTCTATAGCTGCTCCGTTTGCTATAGCTTCTGTGAATGTTATAGTGGTTCCAGATATAGAGTATGCAGAGGTAGGAAGCTGACCTAGACCTGAAACAAATACTAAGCTGTTATTAGTAGTGCTAGAAGTAGATAAAGAAAATACCGTATTACTTCCATTACCAGTAAAAGTATCAGTAAAATAGTTTATTTGAGAATATATGGTTGAAGTAGATCCGCTAGATCCTGCCCATGAGCTACCGTTCCAAGTCCATGTCTTGTTATTCAGTGTGTATGTATCACCTACTACCGGTGAACTTGGAAAATTAATATTTGCCATTTAATTCCTTAGTTTAAGATATTTATAGAGTTTATATACCTCTAGTAAGTCTTATAATTACTGCACCGTTGCTGCCGTTTTGACCAAATACTATTGATGCACCACCTGCTCCATATAGACCACCGTTAACCACATTTCTATTAAAGAAGTAAAGCGGCCCACCGCCTCTAGAAGTTGCTGTTGTCGTGTTACCACCTGCTATACCTGATGGACCTTGTATTATGAATGTGTTAGATCCAATACTATAATTATTACCACCGCTCGAAACTGCAGATGTAGTGTTTTGACTTAAACCTCCGTAGAAGCCTCCACCTCCACCTCCGTATCCACCACCATCAGAAAGAAGTGAAGCAGAACCATTACCACCACTAAAGCTTACAGCACTATTACCATTATTCTGTATTCCACCGCCTGCAGCTCCAATTGATTTAGGGTTACCTTCGTTAGCACCACCACCACCAGCGCCTCCACCAGCAACTACCAAATACTGACTGTTACTAGTAACCATGACGCCAGACCAGCCGCCACCTCCTCCGCCACCACCTGAACTACCTGCACCACCAGCGCTACCACCAGCGCCACCTCCGTTAGATCCAGCATAACCTGCGGTGGCGGCAGTAGAACCAATAACGCCTGCGCCGCCGCCTCCACCCACATAAACAGTATAATTGACGCTATTGCTTACATTAAAAGTGCTTATTACTGCACCACCTGAGCCACCAGTAGCACCAGTAACACCATCAGTACCACCAGCGCCTCCACCAGCTCCAATTGCTATAATATCAAATGTTCCTGTCCCAGTAGAGGATGTAAGAGTAAAGGTGTATGTTCCTGGTGTATTAAAAGTATAATAATCATATATGTCATATGATTGCAGATTAGCATTAACTACACTATTATTAGATGTAAATATAAAACTAGAATTGCTTCTTGATTCTATGGATTGCGCCGGAGAAACTAGCACTTTTACCAGAATAACACCGTTTGCCCCAGGTATACCACCAGATGAAGCTCCACCTGCTCCATATGTATTAATAAATTGATTTTCTGGGTATAATGTATCCCATGTAAAGTTAATTACTGCACCCCCGGTGCCTCCCGCAGAACTGAGCCCTATAGTTCCATTATCACCTCTGTAAGTGTATGAACTTAAAGCATTAGAGGAGACAAAATTACCGCCTGCGCTAGTTAGCCCATTATTAATATTTTGAGTTGCACCTGCATATAAACCACCGCCGCCTCCACCATAACCCCCACCGTCACCAGCACCAAAAGCTGTACCGTCTGCTCCAGTCATACTAGTAGCGCTATTACCGTTAGGTTGATTACCACCACCTACTCCAAAAAATAATCTTGCATTGCCTTCGTTAGCACCACCACCACCAGCGCCGCCTCCTGCAACTAAAATAAATGAATTTGATGTATTGGCTATTCCAGACCATCCGCCACCAGCTCCACCACCGCCTGATGTACCAGTTGTACCAGCAATACCACCAGTACCTCCACCATTTATTCCTCCTACACCGCCGCCTGCGCCTAATGCACTTGATGTTGCTGCAGATCCTCCACCGCCAACCCATACATTATATCTTCCAGATGGTAAAATAAATGAGCCGTGTACTAGACCTCCTGATCCTCCACCTGATCCTCTCACACCACCATCGGAGCCTCCAGCACCACCTCCTCCACCTACAGCTAATATTTCTAAAGTACTAGTAGTATCTGCAGCTGTACCAGAATTAATAAGATACAATCCATGAGAATTTTGAGAAGATGGTGTTGAAAAAGTAAAAAGTGTATATGCATTAGCATAAGTTACGCTAGTAGGATTAATAGCGTAGCCTAAAAGATAAGTGTTGCTAAAATATGGATCGTAAAAAAAATTACCTACAGATGTTACTGCTCGAGCTGTTGCTTTATTAGCTTTAATTGATTGCTGAGCTGATCTAGTAGTTTTTCCTATTAACTTAATAGTCATAATATACCCTATTAAGTTATTTCAGTTCCAAATAAATTAAAGCTTACAGAAGAAGTGTTAGCTAATACTGAAACTACATCAGTAGCGCCAAGCGTTATGCCTAATGTAAGTGCAATTGTATCGTTGCTAGGAACTAATGTATCATAACTAATGTAGTGAGATGCTGTTACAGTAGCATTTGCAGGTCTTATAGCTACTCTATATGCAGCATTTGCAGCGCCTTGATTACAAATAGTAAGAGTGGAAGCAATAGAGCTAGTACCTGCAGGAACAGTGTATAATGTAGTAAGAGTATTTACTACCGGGTTAGATTGTCCTAATACTTTATATGAAACTGCCATTTTAAATAACCTTTAAATACCTAAGAATAGGAAAGGATGTATAAACGTAGGAGCATCAGTCCAGTACACATTTCCTGTTTGACCGCTAGAAACTAATACCTGATTAGTATTACCTAAACTGTTATTTGCCGATACTCTAACTACCGTTAAAGTACTAGTAGAAGTAATATTACCAGAAGTTAAATTATTTATAGTAATACCATTAGCAACTACGTTGCCAGTTAAAGTTAGAGTTTTTGCAACTAAAGTATTACTTGATGTGATATTATTTGCAGTAATAGCATTTGCACCTAAGTTATTAGCTGAGATGTAAAGCGAGTTCATACTTGTTGATGCATTTACCGTAGCAGCTAATACCTGACCAAATGATAAGCTACCAGTTACTGTTAAATTACCAGTAGTAATTCCGCTTGTTACTGTTAGAGTATTAGCTGCAGCTGATCCAGTAACTGATAAAGAAGCACCAGATAAAGAATAAGTAACTGCTAGAGTATTTGCAGATATTGATCCTGGAATTGATATGGAGCTAAAATAAGGATTAGGATTAGATGCATCTACCCAAGCACTTGAATCTACATCCTCATAATAAATCTTTAAAGTGCCTTCTTCACTATTCCACCATAAATCACCAGCAGCAGCTACTGGCGCAGAATTTGAAATAGTCACTGACGCTCCACCGCCACCGCCGCCAGCGCCTGCTGAGCCGGTATAACCTCTTAAACCTTGATCACCCTTAGAACCAACATAACCTATAGAGCCAGTATATCCAAGATCGCCATATGATCCTGTATACCCAACACCTTGTGAACCAACATAACCTATGGACCCAGTATATCCTAGTGATCCGGTATATCCTACAGAACCTGTAAATCCTATTGATCCTGTATAACCAACAGAACCATTATAACCAGCCGATCCAGCAAAACCTACTGAACCTGTATAACCTGCACCAGTAGAACCTGTATAACCTACACCAGTCGAACCTGTGTATCCTGTTGTACCAAATGAACCTGTATAACCAGTACTACCCAATGAACCTGTATAACCAGTACTACCCAATGAACCTGTATAGCCGGCTGATCCAGTATATCCAACTGTAGTAGAAGAAGCCTGCCAGAATCCTCCAGCAGCAATCCATGTCCAGGATCTACTACCTAGAGTATAAACTTGACCGTTTGTAGGACTATTTGGAAAATTTATTGCCATTTAAATTCTTTTGTTAGTATCCAAGTATTTATTCATATGTTAAAATATAATTCTATAAGAACCAGCAGCAGTCCATCTGTATATTCTATAATCACCTGAGGTAGTAATAGTAGGACTACCAGTAGTATTTGCAATTGGTTCACTTGCTAAATGTCTTAATATAACTGTACCAGTACCACCTTTACCGCCTGCTCCACCATTCCACACATTAGGAGCTCCTCCTCCACCAGTACCGTCTGTGCCTGCTCCAGCAGGATACACACCCCCTCCAGCTGATGAAGTTCCACTCATTCCAGATCCACCAGGACCTAATCCTACAAAACTTCCTGTTAAATAAGTTCCTTGAGAGACACCACCATTAGGAACATCACCACCGCCCCCAGCACCACCGCCACCTGGACTACCTAATGCTTGACTTCCTCCAGAACCACCTGTATTTCCACCACCAGTTGTTATAGTGTCTGCTGTTCCTGCCTGCCCTCCAGTACCATATCTACCACCGATTCCACCGCCAGCATAGTAATGATGAAATTGACTGTAACCTCCCGGGTTACCTAATCTTCCATCAGCAACGTTGCCAATTGTAGCTGCTCCACCATTACCTACTACTACTGGATAAGGTACTCCTATATCGACACAAACTGTATTAGCAGTTTTTACACCACCTCCTCCACCTCCACCAGCAGTATAATTACCCCCGTTACCAGCTCCTGAACCACCTCCACCAGCAACGGCCAGATCTACAAATGTAACTCTTGGACGTCCTGCTATAACATTAAAAATAGACATTATTAGGAAATACCTCCACCAGAAATAACAAAGGTATTTGCTGTTATGCAAATTACTGTTGCTAACCCTCTTGATGCAAGTGTTCTATTTCCAGTATTAGAAGATGCAACTAAGTACATAGTTACATTAGTACCTTGAGTAATAGTTTGTGTGTTAGAAGTATTTGCGTTAAAAATAGTAACTGCCTGTCCAGCAGTAAATACATTTTCTGGTACTGTGATACCACCTGTAGTTATAGAAATTAATTTACCATCATCACCAGCTTGAAGACTGTATGATGTTGTTTTACTATCAAATACTAAAGAGGGAGCAGCTGATCCAGTATAGCCTGTTTGACCTGCAAACCCACTAGCTGCAATTTCTACCCACTGAGAGCTATCACCATCATTTGTATATACTAATTCTACACCATAGTCAGTATTAAACCATCTATCTCCAGCAGTTGGTGATGAAGGTGCAACATTACTTGTTGAGTAAAGACTATTTGCACCCTGTATACCTTGCGAACCAACATAACCTACATCACCTTTTGATCCGGTATAACCGGCCGAGCCAGTATAACCTATAGAGCCGGTATAACCAACGCTACCTGTATAGCCTGTACTTCCTATATCACCTTTTGAGCCAGTATACCCTAAACTGCCTGTGTAACCAGTTGATCCTTGTGAACCGGTATAACCTACATCACCTTTAGATCCAGTAAAGCCAGCAGACCCAGTGTAACCTGCATCACCCTTAGAACCTGTATAACCTACATCACCTTTAGAGCCAGTGTAACCAGTTGTACCTTGTGATCCTGTATCACCTTTTGATCCAGTATAACCGGTTGTACCTTGTGATCCATCATAACCAGTGTCGCCTTTTGATCCAGTATAACCTAGATCACCTTTTGAACCAGTGAAGCCTGTAGTACCCTGATTACCTTCTGATCCTGTATAACCTGTATCACCTTTAGAGCCAGTGAAGCCAGCTGAACCTGTATAACCTACATCACCTATATCACCAGTACGAGCAAAAGTAATGACTGTGTTAGTGCCGTTAGTAAATGTAGTAGAACCGCTAAGATATGAAACTGGAATATCAAAGTGATCTGTATCTTCAGTATGAGCGCCTGTAATAGCAAACATAGCATAATTTAGACTATTAGAAGAATCACGTATTGAGAAGTGACCTTTAATAGAACTAGTACTATCATCTATTGTTTGTAAGAATGAATAACTATTAGCGCCTGTCGAATCTAGATAATCGATAGAGAGTAGAGTAGCAGATGTAAATACAGTGTTATTAAAATTATAGTAACCGTCTGGTGTTGATGCATGAGATGTATTGCTAGAATAATTATAATTAAATGCTGCACCACCAAATTGCCCAGCTGGACCTTGTGATCCGGTATATCCGTTATCACCTTTAGATCCTGTAAACCCAGTAGAACCGGTATAACCTGTAGTACCTTGACTACCTTCTGAACCTGTATAACCTAAATTACCCTGTGATCCTGTATACCCAATATCACCTTGAATACCTTTAGAACCAGTATATCCTGTATCACCCTTAGAACCAGTATATCCATCGCTACCAGTTATACCTTGTGAGCCAGTATATCCAGCAACACCTTGTATGCCTTGTGATCCAGTATATCCTGAGTCACCTTTACTACCAGTGTATCCTGTATCGCCTTTATCACCATAAGAACCGGTATATCCTGTTAGACCAGTATCACCTTTGGACCCAGTATATCCTGTATCACCTTTTGATCCTGTGAACCCAGTATCACCCTGTGAGCCTGTAAAACCGGTTAGCCCTTGATAACCTAACGATCCTGTATAACCAGTATCACCTTGTGAGCCAGTATATCCTGTATCACCTTGTGAGCCAGTATATCCATCTATACCGCCAGATCCTACAAAACCAGTATCACCTCTCGAACCAGTAAAGCCTGTATCTCCAGTAAAGCCTTGAGGACCTTGTATACCTTGTGAGCCTACAAATCCAGTGTCACCTTTAGAACCTGTATATCCTACGTCGCCTTTACTACCTACTGAACCTGTATAGCCTGCATCACCTTTAGATCCGGTGTAACCAGTATCACCAGTTGAACCAGTATATCCAGTTACACCTTGAATACCTTGTGAGCCCGTAAATCCTGTATCACCAGTAGAACCAGCATAACCGGTTGAACCCTGTGAACCAGCATAACCTACATCACCCTTATCGCCTACAGAACCTGTGTAACCAGTATCACCTCTAGATCCATCATATCCATTAATACCTGCTGAACCTGTATAACCTAAACTACCTTGTGAACCAGTATAACCAGTATCGCCAATATCACCAGTACGAGCAAAAGTAATAATAGTATTTGTAGCATTAGTAAATGATGTTACACCACTTAAGTAGCTAACTGGTACGTCAAAATGATCAATATCTTCTGTATGAGTGCCAGTAATGGCAAACATAGCATAGTTAAGTGAGTTAGCTGCATCTTTAATAGAAAAATGGCCTTTGACTGCACTAGTACTATCATCAATAGTTTGTAAGAATGAATAACTATTTGCACCAAAAGAATCAATATAGTCTATGTAAAGTGAAGTAGCAGATGTAAAGGAGGTATTGTTAAAATTAAAATAGCCATCAGGAGTAGATGCATGGGTTGTATTTGTAGAGTAATTGTAATTAAATGTTGCCCCGCCAAATACACCTGCAGGTCCTTGCGATCCTGTGAATCCGTTATCACCTTTAGAACCTACAAACCCGGTATCACCTTTAGAACCGGTAAACCCAGTATCACCTACAGAACCTGTATAACCTAAACTACCTGATGAGCCGGTAAACCCGGTATCACCTTTATCACCTTTAGAACCTGTATATCCCGGACCACCTGTACCACCTGCTGATCCAGCATAACCTGATGAACCTGCATAACCAGTACCTGCAGGACCTTGTGAACCTGTATAACCTGCGTCGCCTTTAGAACCAGTATACCCTACATCACCTTTAGATCCAGTGTAACCAGTATCACCTTGTGTACCGATAGACCCTGAATAACCTGGATCACCTTGAACACCGGTAAGAGAAATTTCATGCCAGTTGCTTTCAGCATTAGGCATTGCACCGGTGCTAGCGTTTCTTGACTCACCAACTTTTAACTTATATTGATAATATGTTTCTGAATTTCTTGTCTCACCGCCTGCTGAATATCCACTTTTAACATAGACAAGCATACCTTCTTCAATACGTTGACCAGCAATATCAGCTAGTCTATCACCGGAGTTTCCGGTGACCATACGAAGTGTACCTCTGATTTCAGAATCAATAACAATTGGAGCAGTATTAGAAGACGGACTCCATGTACCTGGCCATTGATTTCGTGTTAAACCGTCGTAGTTAATTGGCATTAGCTAATACTCACGTAAGTAGTTCCTGGCTGCAGAGTAATACCGTAAAGAGAGTAACTTTCTGCAATATAACCAGATGGGGGTGAATCTGGTTCTAAGTTAACTGAACTCGAGGTATAAGAAACATCACTAAGAAGTGACGGGCTTGCACCTGTTTTAAATGATGTTGGCTGACTAGCTGATGTTCTTACACCTAACCAGAAAGCTTTAGGACTTGCATCTGCATTATTTACATATGCAGCATATGTTTTTACTTGATTGCCTAGTACTGTTGCTGCACTCTCAAATCCAGTACCATCAATAATATCAGCTCTTGAAGGAGGCGAAGAAGTGCTGCTTGTAAATATCCAGAAAGAAGGGTATGTGAAAGTTGCAGATACAGAAGCATTAGAAGATAAATCTGCACTATAAGCAGTACCTTGAACAGCTACAGGACGAGTAAACGTAGTAAGCACATCAACTTTACGAGTAGTTGATGTGTTGTTTTTATGTACAGGAGTTGTAAAGGTAAATGTTCCTGATGTATTGGAATTATTTACTGTACCACCTGTAGGAGTGACTGAGGTAAGATAGTTTGCAGGGTCAGTAATATTAGTTATAGAAACAGTATATGTTGTAGATGTATATGTTTCTAGGAACGTATTACCTGATAATGCAGTTACTGAGCATGAGAGAGTAGGGGTGCGCCAGTTAACTGTTAGAGTAGCTGTGTTTGCAAACACGGAACTAGAACCGCTGTCACTAGCTACAAATTGAATAGTAGAAGTAGAAGTACCACCAGTTATTGTATTGCTACTTGAATAAATGTAAGCAGAACCTGCAACAGTAAATGTTTGAACCCAATCAACTCCACCTGCAGGAGTCATAGATTTTGCACCAGCACTGAATGTAGATAAGCTACTAATAGAACCAGTAACTGCTGCTAAACTATAAACGTTACTAATCCACTGTGATGGAAAATCAAAAGGGTTATCTACAGTAACAGTAAAAGATGATACTGGAACATCCCAGTTTAAAGTAGCAGAAGGAGCTGCAGTTGCAGTAAGAGTAGGAGTAAAAGAAGCGAGAACAAACTCAAGCAAACCACCACTAAATGAAGTAGTTCTTACTGGATAGGTAGTAGTACTTTCTTTATAACCTGTAACTGTACGTGAATAACCGTTAGTAGTAAATACTAAAGGAGATGCAGGAGTCCAATAGACTGCTGATCCGTTACTTGTTAATACTTCACCAGCATTACCAATAGAGTTATTAGCAACTATAGACTTAACTGTAAGATTGCCTGATACTTTTGTATTAGTGTTGTTAGCACCAATTTCAAACACAACTGAACCGTTACTGGAATATAAAATTCCATCGGTCATATTGAGCGCTAGCTCACCAGGATTTGAGAGAGTTGTTGTGTTAGCCGCGCGACCAGATATAGAGGTGCGCTTGATCTGTATCAAGTTATTAGCCATATGGCCCTCTTACAGCAGTATATACTGCTAAGTCAAAACACTTTAAAAATCTTCTGATTTTTTTGTCTTAGTGTTAGCCTTATCTAAGGCTTTCTCTAGACTCCTTTGAAGATCTTCTACTTGTTTATTTAGGCTACTGTTTTGCTTTTCATAATAAGCAATTTGAGCTGACTGCAACAATGAAGTCTTAGTCAGCTCAGTAACCATTTGAATCAATTTTTCAATGTAGATATTAACTATTTCACTATTCATAATCAAGTACTTTCATAATAAAAAATGAAAGTGGCACTTAGAAAGTGCCACCATCTAGAGAGCTGTAAACTAATGTTGTACCATTTGACTGAAGTGTAGTACCATCAGCACCAATACCAAGCTTAGTAAGAGTGTTACCAGCGCCTGCAACTAGAATGTCGCCTACACTATAAGTGTTTAGACCAGTACCACCAGATGTTGCAGCAAGTGGTGTTGATAATGTTAAAGTATTAGCAACAATATCAACTGCTAGAGAACCTGTTGCAGTAATTGCAAGGTTAGTAGCATTAGATACAAGTGCACCAGAGTTTAAGTAAGCTTGTAATGTACCTTGCTTATAAGATCCATCACCTGTGTCCACATAAGTTGTTGGAGCAACTGTTAGACCTTGGAAGATCTTATAAATGCCATCAGAAGCATCGCGGAAGAAACCTGTATGCTCATGACCACCACCATCAGCATTATAGTTGCCATAGAAACCAATATCAAGTGTATCTGATAAAGTATTATTAGCAGCTAACTGAATTAATGGGTCAGTTACAATATATGTTTCAACGTTAGAGTATACAACATTACCAGTAATAGATAATGTACCACCAATTGAAACATCATGATAGAATGTTGCTGTATTAGCAACAATCGAAGAGTTAACAGTAAGAGCATGTACTTCAACTGTATTACCAGTTGCAGAAACTACCGCTTCACTACCAGAACCGAGTCTTAAACCACTAAACCAACCAGTAGAATAAATCGCACCAGGTGAACCAACATCATAAGTGTTGTTTACTGTTGGGATTAATGTACCGTTTAAGCTACCATTAATGTCAATCTTATCTTGGATTGCATTACCAAGAGCAACGTTACCGTTTAAGTTAGTCTGACCACTTACTGTAAGTGAATCAAATGTCTGTCCTGCTGTAGTATCAACAAAGAGACCTGAAGTATTAGAAACAAGACCAGCGCCTACGTTAATACTAATTACAGGTGTTGAACCTTCACCAGAAGTTACAGAAACATTAATACCATTTCCAGCAGTTACATTCTGGACATAATCACCAGTAGTTTTAGTACCAAGAGCGATACCATTATCTTTAACTTGAAGTGCCCCACCAGAAACTTCAATTGTACTGTTATCTACGTTTGCAGAAACAGTAGGAGTAGATGTTGCACCACCGGCACCTGATATAGAAATACCACCACCAGCAACTACGTTAGCAACGTATGCACCTTCTGTTTCTGTGCCGAGTGTAACACCGTTAGCATTATTAACTGTAACGCTGATGTTTACATCGCCTAAGTTTGTAAGAGTGCCGCTACCTGAAACATCACCACTTAATGTGATTGTTGGTGAACGGTTGATAGTTCCTACATTAAGGTTGTCAATTCTAGTATTTGCACCGGTAAATTGAACATTACCTGAAAGTGTAGCATTTTCTGTCTTACGAAGATAATCCGAAGCTGCATAACCGCCAAGGTTTGTAGCATTATTAGCATTACCTGCAGAATCTGCGAAAGCTGCATTAGCAACTTGACCACCAGTAACAGTAGCAATCTGACCATCTACGTAACGCTTAACTGCATAAGTAGAAGCAAGTTCATTATTAGCAGCAGAGCCTAAAGCAGTATTACTACCAGTAGTAATAAATGTATTAACAGACTTACCGTCGACGGTAAGTGTGCCAACTTTAATTTCGTTGATGTAACTAGTTGAATTAGCTATTAGTGCTTGATTAGCAGTTAATACACCAGGGTTTCTGGCACCAGCAATGGCAACTACGCCAGATGTGTTGCCAATATAGAGTACATCTACTAGACTGGAATACGCAAGTTCACCATCAGCAAGAGAACCAGGTACTGCAGTCGTAGACGAACGCTTAATCTGAATAAGATTGTTAGCCATTTAAAAATTGCCTCCGTCCAGAGCTTGATTAGTTAAATCCAAAGGAAGTACGTAGTATTTATCATTTTGAGCAACGTAAGTTAAAATGTGACCATTTGATGGAGGGTTATTAGACAAATCACCTTCAAATACATCATTTAGAGCATCTAATCTAGGATATCCCCAAAAAATACTATCTCCATTAGAAGTTAGTATTTGACCAGCTGATCCAGAAACATTATTTGCAATTATTGTAGAATTGCCAGTTATTACAACGTTTGATTCAAAAGTAAGAACACCAGTTATAATATAATTGTTACCAATATTGACATATTCTTCTGCGGACACACCACCTAAGTTATAAGCGTTATTAGCAGAATCTTGATTATCAGAAAGTACTGCTACTCTATTGCCTATCTGAATAGAAGTAGAATTAATAGTAGTATCACCAACTTCTATAGTAGAACCAGATATATAAGTACTTCCTATAGTAATACTATTATTAGAAATACCAACACTACCTACATTAATAGATTGCTCGCGTATTTCAGTGTTACCAATAATGATCTGATCAGCAGAGATGTAGGAATTACCAAAAGAAATAGCAATAGTATTAATACTTACTGTACCTACATCTATTTTTCCGTCAGTTACATAAGTTTGACCGGAAGATAGGCTGGTAGTGTTTATACTGATAGATCCTACATTAATATAGGAATCAGTAATATAGATATTGCCTACATCTAATCCGCTAGTATAAATTCCTACGCTTCCGACATTGATACCGTTTGCAGATAAAGCAACTATATTATCAACTGTCGTATTACTAATGAAAATAGCGTCACTAACTATAGATATATTACCTACAGTTATGCCACCTTCTGTAAATATTAATGCATCAGCAGTGTTGCCAATGCGGAGAGTAGAGCCGTTTAGATATACATTACCGGCCCAAATCTGCGTATTTACAGAATTATTACCAACACTTATATAATCTGGATAAACTAGCGCAGTATTTGACCAAGCGACACCCGTTCCGTTGGATGTTAAAACCTGCCCGGTTTGACTGTTATTAGCATTTATTTGAAATAAATCTAGTTTTATTATGGCCATTTATTATTCTTGATAGTGCGCATGCTTGTCTATGATATTTATGATATGTTTTTCTTATAGTTTGAGCACTGACGCATTACAAAAATATAAAGTTAGACTTAGGGTAGGTATATTATAAACGAAAATCCGCATGTGCATGGTTCGCAGTTGTCTGAAAACGGCCCAGTAGTACCTGTATGAGTATGCGGCCAATTGTATGTTTCATGGTGTTCTTGAATAGTTCTTCCTGAAGTAGTATTATAAGTTCCTAAGGCACTAGGATAATGTGCATGAGAATAGGGTGCAGGATTTGTAGGGCTCACAGGTGCTGCAAGCCCAGCTGCAGATAATGATACTGTATTTGTACCATTATTTACTACTGTTCCAGTTGCTTGAGCAGAGTCAAATTTAATAATATAACCGGCATTAAGATTAGGAGTAGTTACTCCATTTACTGTTTGACCATTACAAAAATACCATCCTGCTGGTAATTCCGTACTTCTATCTCCCCAAAGAATTATAGTACCAGATGTTATACGGGCACCTCCTACTGGTGCAACAAATGCTTTAACAGTCATCCAGTTATTTACAGCAAATGTAAAAGCTCCAGTTGCTGATACTGTATGAGTATGCGCTCCACCTGTTGCACCATGTCCATTATAAATGCCAGATACTGCAACTATAGGTGATCCAATAGAAGTTGAATAAGTTTGAGTCGGTCCACCGAAATGACTATGTCCGCCTGAAGATGATGTTGTAGATAGTGTAGTGCTTACCGTACCTCCAGAAGGTGTTAAAACTATGTTAAGTAAAGAAGATCCGCTTACATAATTTGCAAAATAACCATCATGCCCGGTATATGCTGAAAAAGAATTAGGGGTGCTTATACCAAGAACTACTGTACCTTGAGGTAAAATATTAGCACCAGGCTTTCTAAAAACACCTAAACCTTTTACTTGGTTTGCAGGGAATCTTCCTGATGCTGGTATAGTACTATCAGTATCAGACCATTTAACATTAATGGTATGTGTATGCGCTCCAGAATCACCTCTCCATACAGTAACACCAGATTGAGTAACTCCCATAGCAGTATTAAAATATAATGGAGTAGGTGCTAGTGTACCATGTGTACCTGCTGATCCAACTGTACCACCTGCTATACCATTTGGAAGCCATCCAGGTGTAGCTGTAAATACTGATCCAGGAGATACTCCGCGAACAAGAACGTTCTTTAATCTAAATCCAGCATAAACGTTAAAATTACCACTAGTACCTGCTACACCGTAACTGCCAGACCATGTACCATTACCTGCAGTTGTTAAATCGGTATAAGCAAAAACATAGCCATTATTAGGCATAATGCCAAACGTAGGCGCTACACCATTAGGACCTAAATCACCAAGTTCCGAACCAAAAAGTTTATTAGCTAGCATATTATAAATCTAACAAAGGCCAAATTACTTCTTCTATTGAATTATATTTTGTAGTTATATCTCTTAATTCCTGTCTATATGCTAACAATTTTTGATATTGCTCTGCAGTAATAGAAGTATTAATATTTAGTTCTAGCTGATCACGGTGTCTAATAACCATCCAATCAGTTTCCCATAACTTATTAGATCTTACTTCCTGTAAAGTAGGAAGAGGTGCTAATGCTCCATAACCGTTATCATAAGCAGCTTGAATTATTTTATCTCTATTATTAAGAATCCATTGAAATTGTTCTTGCTCTATGCCTGATTGAACTACACCTCCTGGTAGTTCAACAGTAAAAAAATTTCTTACAGGTTCAAAAGACAGATTAATTATTTCATAATTAAACCCTGTTAGAGAAGCAAAATCATCATAAGATCTAAAAAGATGATCTACACCTTCTAATCTAACATACGCATGATTGTTAAATTTATCTAAAGTTATACATTCATATATTTCACTCATTATTATACCTCTTAGAATCTAGCTGCTAAGGAACCAAACCAAGAAGTTCCTCCATCAGTTGTAAACAATGTTACTGCATCTGTTTTAGTTGCTGCAGTAGAAAGAACTGGCGCTACTCCACCATTCCATCTAATAGTGCCTGGCCATGACACTAATCTACCACCAGTAGCATCTTGTGTAATAAGAAGAGTCACGTTGAAAGCTCTACCAGCAGATAAGCCAGTGGTTGATAGTGTAATAGGAACAGTTGCTGCTGCTAGAGTAAGTGATTGAGTATCTCCTAATGTAATATCAATAGCAGTAGATGTTGTTACTGATCCTATTGCTCTTACTAATTCACTATAATATTGGAAATTAATAGCACCAGTAAATGTATATGAAGAAGCTGGGTTAAAAGCTCCCTGCGGCCCTGTAGGACCTGTGGCGCCTTGCGCACCTGTTGGACCTGTGGCGCCTTGCGCACCTGTTGGACCAGTAGAGCCCTGCGCACCTTGGGCACCAGTAGCTCCCTGTGGGCCTTGTGGACCAATAGGACCAACATCACTTATATTCCACGCAGCAATAGTTCCAGAACCACCAATAAAATCAACGTTTACTATTAATGTAGTGCCAGAGAATGATGTTATTACACCATCCATAAAGTTTGTAGGTGTTGCAGACGATGCAACACGAACACGCTGTCCTGCAGCAAATGCGCTGGCAGTAGATGCTAGATTAGTGGTAAATGTTTGAGAGCCAGTTGCTATAGCAACTGATGTGGTACTAGTAAGACCGCGATAACCAATACCCTGCGCCCCTTGTGGTCCCTGCGCCCCTTGAGCTCCTGTAGCTCCTTGGGCTCCAGTTGCACCTTGTGGTCCTTGAGGTCCTGTAGCACCTAAAGTACCACTAACACCTTGAGCTCCCTGTGAACCAGTATAACCTACTACACCCTGAGGACCAGTAGGACCAGTTGCACCTTGCGCACCTGTTGGGCCTGTAGCACCTTGAGCTCCCTGTGCTCCAGTTGGACCGGTTGAACCAGTTGGGCCGGCTGGACCAGTAGAACCTTGAGCACCTTGGGCGCCAGTAACACCTTGTGCTCCAGTTGCACCTTGGGCGCCTGTAGGTCCAGTTGGACCAGTAGAACCTTGCGCGCCAGTAGCACCCTGTGCGCCAGTTGATCCTTGAACACCTTGTGGGCCTTGAGCGCCTCTAGAACCTGTGTAGCCAGCATATTCTAAGAAGATTTCTGATACAGCCCACAGATCATTATTATTAGATGAAAATGTTGATTGATTATATCTTAAATAAACACCAGTAGCTCCTTTTGCACCTACAGGAATTATTACTGTATTAGTATACCATATACCTGGGGTGCTATCAGTAGCTATAATTGTATGTGCTGTTGTCCAGCTAGATTTATCTAAAGAATATTCAATAGTTACATCTTCACCAGATTCAGGAGCATTCCCCCACACTCCGTCACCAGCAACATAAGAAAATTTAAAGTTTACAGCATTTTGTAAATATGATTTATAGTTTGAATAAATGTATCTATTTGCTTCACCGTTTAATACAGCTATTAAACTAAAGCCGTTCATATCTAAGCTAGAGCCAGTTCCATCTACATCGTTGTAAATTTGTATGAAGCTAGCTATACCATTTGCAACATATTGTCCTTCTCCAAAGCTTAAGCCCTTGAAAGAGGATATAGCAGGTAGCCCTCTAGAACCTGTGTAGCCTGTATTACCTTGTGGTCCCTGAATACCCTGTGCACCCTGTGCACCTGTAAGTCCAGTAGTACCTTGAGTACCTTGAGCACCTTGTGGTCCCTGCGCACCCTGCGCACCTTGTGCTCCAGTTATCCCGGTAGGTCCAGTTGAACCAGTATCACCTTTTGATCCAGTATAACCAGCTGAACCAGTATAACCTATTGATCCTGTATAACCAGTAGATCCAGTATAGCCAGTAGATCCATCATAACCTGTGATACCTCTAGACCCAGTATATCCTATTGATCCTGTATATCCTACAGAGCCTGTATAACCTTCTGAACCAGTATAACCAATAGATCCTGTATAACCTTCTGAACCTCTATAACCTATATTACCATCTAAACCTGCAGACCCAGTATATCCTTCAGACCCAGTATAACCGGAAGAACCTGTAAATCCTGCTGAACCAGTATCACCTCTATCACCAGTTCTTGCAAAAGTAATGATAGTGTTAGTACTATCAGTAAAATACTCATCTCCGCTTACATAAGAAATAGGAACAGAGAAATATTCTTCAGTATAATTATCATATAATGTGCCTACAATAGCAAACATGCTAAAGTGTGCAGCATTTGTTAGATCAGTTATCTTGAAATGACCTTTTATTTGAGAAGTAGAATCATCTATAGTTCTCAAATAAGAAGATATCTCATCTCCGTATGCATCATAATAACTAATATAGAGTGTATTAGCATCACCAAAAGGTTGATCATTTATTGTAAAAAAACCATTTGCAGGTGCTATTACACCTAAATCAGCATCTAAATTATAGTGAAAAGATGCACCGCCAAATTGACCTGTAGGTCCTTGAACTCCTTGAGGACCAATTGCTCCTCTAGAACCAACATAACCTAAGTCACCTCTTGAGCCAGTATAGCCTCTTGAGCCTGTAAATCCTATAGAACCAACATCTCCCTGTGGTCCTATAACCCCCTGAGATCCTACAAAACCTGTATCACCTCTTGAGCCAGTAAATCCTTGACGAGATGCTACACCCTTCTCAACATTTCTTACTTCTACATAAGTGCCTTCAGGTGGTTCAAAAAGTAATACTAATGTATTACCAGAAATAGTATAAGTTACGTCTGGTACTTGAATAATACCATTTACTGATACAATGGCGTTATTTTGACTTCCTATCCATTCAGCAAGAGAGAAAGTATTTTGTCCTGCTGTAGTAATAAATGATTCAGATGTAGAATTAGCTGCACCTGTTGAACCTGTATAACCAGTATCACCTTGAGATCCTGTATAGCCTGCACCTCTAGAGCCTGTATATCCTATAGATCCAGTATAACCGTCGCGACCAATATATCCAGGTGAACCGGTATATCCAATGGCAGCATATTCACCACTTGAACCAGTATAGCCGGCGCCCGCTGACCCGGTGTAACCAAATTCACCCTGTGATCCAACGTAACCTACATCACCTCGTTCACCTATAGGTCCTATATCACCTTGTGAACCAACATAGCCTACATCACCTTGTGAGCCAACATACCCAACAGATCCTGTGTAACCTATTGATCCTGTATAACCTAATGACCCATCGTAACCGGTGTTACCTTTTAGACCTTGTGACCCAGTAAAGCCAACAGATCCAAAGTAACCATGACTACCAGTATACCCAACAGAACCATCATAACCAGTTCCAACAGAACCTGTATAACCTAATGAGCCTGTATAACCAGATGAACCAGTAAAACCAACAGAACCTGTATAGCCAGTGTCACCGATATCACCTGTTCTTGCAAAAGTAATTACTACATCATCATATGCATTCCAATAATGAATACCATCAATAAATCCTACTGGAAGTCTATAACTAGTTCCTGTTTTAGTTGAATGACCTACTATAGTAAATAGAGAATACAATTCTCTATCTTCATATCTTCTAGTAATAGTAAAGTGACCTTTGATACTAGAAGTAGAATCATCAACAATTGCTAGATAGTCAGTTATATCTGTATTAGATATATCTTGAGTATCAATAACTAAAATAGTTGCTTCTGCAACATTAGCACTATTTAATTTTAAGTAGCCAGGTAATGTGTCTGATAAGTCAGTATTTGCATCAAAGTAGAACTGGAATGCTGCACCACCAAATGTACCTGGAGGTCCTTGTGAGCCGGTATAACCTATCGGACCTGCTACATCACTTGCTGAACCAGTATAACCAGTAGAACCTGTATAGCCTTCACTACCAGCAAAGCCTCTCGATCCAGTAAACCCTGCGCCAGAAGATCCTGTAAACCCTCTAAACCCAATTACACCTTGTAGGCCGCGCGAACCAGTATATCCAAGTGAACCAGTATAACCTACGTCACCTATTGAACCAGTATATCCAGTTTCACCAGTTTCACCAAACGAGCCTGCTGCTTTTTCTACGTTTCTTACTTCTATAAATGTTCCCTGAGGGGCATCAAAGAGAAGGTGTAAAGTATTACCAGATATAACATAACTAAGATCTGGTACTTGTACAATACCGTTTACTGTTACTATAGCGTTATTTTGACTAACTATACTTTCAAATAATGAAAAAGTATTTTGACCATAATAATCTAAAGAAAAAGCTTGTGAGGTAGCATTCGTCATACCACCTGAGCCGGTATAACCGGTAGAGCCAGTAAAGCCCTTAGAACCTGTGTAACCTTTAGAACCAGTATAACCAGCACCAGTAGAACCAGTAAAGCCAGTCTCACCTATGAATAGATTTCTTAAACCTGAAATTGCCCAGTTATCAGAAGTACCTCCAGAACTATTAATTTGTTTAATTCTGAGATAGACACCTCCTGGAACTCTCATTTCTACTGGAGGTTCGATTCTTCTTTCTACCCAAACATTCCCTGCTACGTTTGCAGGGAAAACATTATCAACACTTATCCAGGTATTACTATTAACACTATATTGAATTGTTATACCTTCAGGTACTCCACCTGGAGGATTTTGATCTGGAGCATCTCCCCATACAGCAGCTTTATTAACATAATAAGAGAATAGATGTACGTCGGTAAAAGATCTTCTTATGTTAGAAGTAATTACACGATCTTCTGTGAAACCTTCTAGCTTACCGAATAGAAATACCTTACCTAGGTAGTCGGTACTCATACCATCAATTAAGCTCGGGTAGTCAGTACTTACCGCAGAGCCAAGAGTAAGTATATCTAATGTTTCTGGATCTAGTAAGTAATCAGAAGATACACCTGGTGTGCCTCTTGATCCAGTAAAACCTATTGTTCCTTGTGAACCTCTTGAACCCGTATAACCAGTAGAGCCGCCATACCCTGCACCTGTAGAACCAGCATACCCTCTTAGACCTTGCTGACCGGTTGATCCAGTATATCCTAAAGATCCTGCATAACCTGTAGATCCAACATAACCAGAAGACCCAGTATAGCCTGCCTCTTCAAAAAATCTTACTTCTACATCTGCACCAACAGCAGGTAAGTTAATGAATGTAAGAGTGCTACCATTTGCAGTATAGTCTGTGTCTGGTACTTGAATAAGACCATTTACAGATACAAAGAGATGTAAAGCGTTTTCTGTTTCTACATCAAGTGTGTATTCGGAAGAACCGTCTGCTGTTATAACTTGATTTCTTGTTGGAGCTCCTGCCGGGCCTCTTTCACCTTGAGAACCAACATAACCTGAACCTCGAGGACCTTGTGTACCTGCAGGTCCTCTAGAACCTACGTAACCTATAGAGCCAGTAAATCCGGATAGTCCTTGTGAACCTTCTGATCCAGTATAACCTCGAGGACCACCTGGATCACCTTGTATACCTTTAGAACCTTGATAACCGGTTAACCCTTGTGAACCTCTATATCCTGTTTCACCAAAATATCTTATTTCAATATCAGCAGTGGCAGGAGGAGGTGAGTTAAAGAATATTAAATTGCCGCTTACATTATAATCTTCGGCAGGTAAAAGTACTAGACCATTGGATATAACCATTATATGAACAGGGTTATCAATAACCTCTGTCATATTAAATTCAGTAGTTAATCCGTCACCAATAAATCTATCACTTTTTCTAGGAGCGCCTGGACCTCCTCGAGAACCAGTAAACCCGGAAGAACCAGTATACCCTACTTCTATATCAACTTGAAGCCAACGCTCACCATCATACTCCCATGTATTGCCGTTAATATCGACAATATCACCTGGACTAGGATTATCTGGAAATACAATTGCCATTTCTTACCTTACAACCGTAATATAAACATAAGCGCTATCATAAGCACCAAAATTAGAAGAATTTATTGAAATATCAAAACAAGACGTGTTAGGTATTGTGTTGTAAGATAAATTAACCATTACCGGATCTGTTGAATTAGATTCAGCTCTACACATGCCTGTAACTATATAATTTTCATCTGTTTGCTTATTATCAAAGAATATTCTATAACTACCTATATTTAGTTTTGTTACATAAGCAATATTATTATTAGAACGCATAACTTGATTAGAATTATTAGAACCGGTTCCGTTAAAATTTACCCATGCTTGTAAACCAGATGTAGTACCTTTAGATCCTGTATAACCTATACCTGTTGATCCTGTATATCCAATTGAACCTGAGTAACCTAGATCCCCTCTTGATCCATCATAACCGGTTGAACCAGCATATCCTATAGAACCTGTATAGCCTTTACCGCCAAATCCTTGAGAACCAGTATAACCTACTGCTGCATATGCACCACTAGAACCAGTAAAGCCTTTAGCGCCTCTAGGTCCTTTAGCAATACCTACCCAGTTATTAGCGTCTTCATAAAAAATATTTAAAATACCGTTATCTGTATCCCACCAGAACGTTCCGTTGTTTGGAGTGGGAGGACCAGAATTACTCATATAAACTACTGTATAACCTTCACGACCAGCTGAACCTCTATAACCGGTTGAACCTCTATAACCGGTTGAACCAAAATAGCCAGCCTCTGCAAAGTATCTTACTTCTATATCAGAATTAATAGCAGGCTCGCTAATAAAATCGATATATGATACTTCAGTGTTTACATTATAATCAGTAAACGGCATCTGTAGTAGACCGTTTACTGTGACTAGAATAGTAACTGGATTGGTAACTGTATAGTTTAAAGGATAAGAAATAGATCCATTAGCAACAAAGAATTCAACGGTACTAGGAGCTCCTATCGGGCCCACAGAACCAGTATAACCTCTTCCTCCAGCAATGCCACTACTTCCAGTATGTCCAATAGAACCAGTATATCCTATTCCAACTGAACCTGTGTACCCTGCTCCAATAGAACCAGTATATCCTAAAGAGCCTGTATATCCTGTTGTGCCTCCTGGTGCACCTGCTGAGCCTTGATAACCTACTGACCCCTTATATCCTACAGAACCTGTATAACCTGCAGGTGAGAAATATTTTATTTCTATATCAGAATTTAATGGTGGAGCATTAAAAAGTAGTAGCTTATATTGATCAGGGGCATTATAATTTACTGTGTAATCAATATCTGCTAATTGTACTAATCCATTTACTATTACGAATATGTGAAATGAATTAGATACAGGGAGTGATAAGTTATATTCAGTAATAGAACCGTTACTTACAAATTGTTCGCATAATGTAGGTGCACCAGCTGGACCCATTTGTCCTCTAGAGCCGGTATAACCTGGAAAACCTCGAGGTCCTAGCGATCCGGTAAAACCAGTTGATCCCATATAACCGGTAGGACCTCTATCACCTACTGCTCCTACAGATCCTCTGTATCCGGTTGAACCTGGTACACTTCCAAAGTATCTTATTTCTATATCTGAATTATTCTCTGGTACGTTTATAAAAGTGATAATATCATCTTCAACCGTATAATCCAGAGATGGTAGTTGCATAAGTCCGTTAACAACTACAAATATGTACTCTGGTTTACCAGTATTTTCTAATAGATTATACGTATCACTTCCGTCAGCAACAAAAAATTGAGTATCAGTGGGACGTCCTGTTAAACCTCTTGACCCGGTATACCCAATACCAGTGTCACCTCTATCGCCTTTTGAACCTGTATATCCAGTAGGACCACCTGGAGCTCCTGGTGCACCTTCTGACCCTTGATATCCTTCATCGCCTCTAGAACCTTGATATCCTGGACCTCCTGCTCCTACTGAACCTTGATATCCAACAGATCCTGTATAACCAGTATTATTTGCAGCAAAAATTTTTACTTCAATATCTGTTTTATTTACTGGAGGATATACAAAGGTTACAACACCATTAAAAATGGTGTAATCAATTTCAGCTAACTGTGACAACCCATTCACAATAACAAGCGCACTTTCAGTGCTTACATTACTAGTTAACGTGAATTGAGTGTTGCTTCCGTTACCTTGAAAATATTGACTGTTAATTACAATGGCCATGAGTTGCCTAAATTAGCGTAAGATATATAATAATGATATTCGTTATATTTATGTGAGGTTATTATGGATCGTATTTCGATCGCTTTTCTTGATTTAATTGGTCTAGTCTATGATGGTAATGCTTTAAATAAGCGCGGACTAGGCGGTTCAGAATCAGCTATTATTCTTATGTCTCGCGAACTCGTCAAGCTTGGTTTTGACGTTACAGTTTTTTGTGCATGCGAAGACGAAGATAATAAGCCTGGTACATATGATGGTGTAGTCTATAGACCTGTTGAATCGCTTGATAAAAACGACAAATTTGACATTGTAATCTCATCACGCACTGTTATACCATTTGTTCCAGATTGGATGTATGAGCATTTTGATACATCTACTGCATTTCCTTGCAAGCTCTTTAAGACTATTCGTGATAATGCAAAGTATCGTATTCTTTGGATGCATGATACATTTTGCCGTGGTGATCAGGCTATCGAAGATCTTCTAGTGTACGGTAATATTGACAAAATTTTTACACTCAGCGATTTTCATACATCATATATCACTAACTGCGATCATGGTTATAAGAAACGTAATTTTGAAGTTCTTAAGAATAAAACATTTATTACTCGCAACGGTGCAGTAAATTATTTTGATGAAGTAGATATTTCACAAAAGGATCCCTTCCTTTACGTTTATAATGCTTCACTTACTAAGGGAATGATTCCTCTTATTGATTATATTTGGCCAGAATTTAAAAAGCGTGTTCCTGAAGCTAAACTTAAAGTTATTGGTGGTTACTATAAGTTTCGTTCAGATGGTCCATTAGACGAACAGGGTGTTCGCTGGCATCAGCTTGTTAAAGAACAGAAGTATAAAGATCTTGATATTGATTTTACAGGTATTATTCCTCAGAGAGAGATTGCTGAAATTCTTTCTCGTGCTTCTTTCTTTGCATACCCTTGCGCTTTTCCGGAAACGTTTGGTATCTCTACACTCGAATCACTTCTCTACAATACACCTGTGCTTGGTACACGCTTTGGTGCATTAGAAGAGACAGCTGTAGAAGCTGCATCATATCTTATAGATTATGCTATTGAACCAAATGGTCTGTTTCCTAAGATTGATGCTTCAGAACAAAATGCTAAATTTGTTGAAATGATGGTACGCGCTCATCATGATAGTTACTTACACCAACAAAAGCAATACTATTGCAATATTGTTAAAGATGTTGCTGGGTGGGATACAGTAGCTCTTCAATGGAAGCAGCATTTTTATAAGTTTTTTAAGAAATACCTTCCTGTAGAAGAATATAGAAACGTATCTTATATTAATGATAAGGTACATCGAGTGTTTGGACGCCGCTTTAGTAATCCTCAAGAATGGAATACACTTAAAGCTAATAAAGAACGTCACATTAATATTATTAGTCCATTTTATAATGCTGAGAACTATATTAAAGATTTAATTATGTCTACTGCAACTCAAGATTATGAGTCGTGGACACATTATCTTTTAGATGACAGTTCAACTGATGATTCATTAAAGGTGCTAGTTGAAACATTAGCAGAATTACCAGTACATTTGCGAGCCAAATATAAGATTGCAGCATATAAAGAAAATAGAGGTGCAGTACGCAATCAGGTAGATGCTATCCGTGATTGTCAAGATGGCTCTCTTATCATGTTGCTGGATGGTGATGATTGTCTTATGCCAGACAATAACATTTTTAACTACTATAACCGTCTTTTCGAAAATGATAAGACTGAATATGCTTATGGAAGTTGCTGGTCACTAGCAGATAATATACCGCTTATTGCGCAACCATATCCGTTGGAAGTAAGAAGAAATAAGTCTTATCGCACTCACAAATTTAACTGGGGTATGCCATACCCACATTTACGAGTATTTCGTAAAGATCTTATCAATAATCTTGAAGACTATCTCTTCCAAGATGAAGCAGGCGAATGGTACCGCGCAGGTGGCGATAATGCTACTTTCTATAATATTATTGAACAAGCAGATCCAGATAAAATCGTTGCAGTTCAAGATATTTTCTACATTTATAACGATAAAAATCCACTAAACGATTATAAAGTTAATGGTGAGATTCAAAACATTAATGCAGGTAAAATTGCTAATCGAGTTTATAAGCAACCTGCTGCAACACCAAGAAACGCTGGTAGAAGTAGAAATAATTTAGGAAATTCTGCCAATAACCCACAACCACTTCCAGTTATTGAAATAGATCCTACTATCTCTAGAGTACCTCTCTCATTTAAAACAAATGAAGGAAGAGAGAGTATTCAGGATAGTGAAACGGAGGATAGTAATATTACTAAAAAGAAGAAAATATTAATTGCAATCCCTATGGCAAAATATATTGAAGTGCAGACATTTAAAGCTGTTTATGATCTTGATGTACCAGATAATGTAGAGACAGTATTTCAATACTTCTATGGTTATAATGTAGACCAGGTACGTAATCTCATTGCAGATTGGGTAGTCAAAGGAGACTATGATTATCTGTTTGCAGTTGACTACGATATTGCTTTCCCTTCAGATACTCTTACTAAGTTCCTATCATATGATAAGGACGCAGTTTCAGCTATCTACAAGCAACGTGTACCTGATAGACAAACAATAGAAGTCTTTAAGAAGAATGAACAAGGTGGATATTATCATATTCCTTATGATGAACTTAAAGATAAGGGGTTAGTAGAAGTTGACGCATGTGGATTTGGTTGCGTACTTATTAAACGTAAAGTGTTTGAAGATATTGGATATCCTCAATTTGAATACAAGTCTGCAATCAGTCATGAGCATACATTCTCAGAAGATCTTGACTTCTGCAGAAAAGCTACAAATTTAGGATTTAAGATTTATGCCGATACAAGTGTGATATGTGATCACTACGGCCAATATAATTTTAGAATATCTTAAAAGAAACTAGGAACATCGTTATTAGTTCTTGGCACTGTTGGTGTGGTGCCAAGAACATCAGATGCTCTCTGCTTAAGTACAGATAATGTTTCTATAATTCCATTATTATTTTTACAAATTATTTTAGTTTCTAGAGGTGCAGTTCTAGCAACAGTAACTAAAATATTATCATATTTTCTTATAGTTATTTTAGTATCACGCATTAGCGTGTTACTCCAGGATTAACTGTTATAAAACCTTCAATAATTCTAGAAGTGACATTATTAGCAGACAGTTCTAAATCATATACATATCTTAATTGATTTAATGTTGATGTAGTTTCAGCATTCATAGATAATGATATTAGACCAGCTCCTCCATCTACAGTAACATTCATAGATACCGAATTAGAAGAAGTGTATGTTCTTCTTAGTTGAGCTTCTCCGGTATAACCACTGATATCAAATATATTACCGTCTTCATCTATAAGATATAAATTGTAGATAAAGTTAGCACCTTGATCGACAATAAGGTTAGTCTTTATTGCCATTCGTTTACCTTATAAGGGTTCTTTAGTCTATCTACTTCTTTAGATAGATCTTTAATAGCTTCTATAAGCAATGCTACAATTCTATCATACTTAACAGCTTTTGTACCATCTTCTCTAGTTGTAACTACTTCTGGTAATACCTGCTCAATTTCTTGCGCGATTACACCTACGTCATGTTTACGTATAAATGTACCGTCTTCACCACCGTGAGTTGCAATATAATCATCAGTCCAGTCAAATTCTACACCTCTAATAGCGTTTACTTTTGCTATAGCATCCATAATTGGTAGAACGTTTTCTTTTAATCTCTCATCTGATGAATAATAAGAAGTAATATTATCTGTAGCTCTTATCTCACCCGTTACGCCAGATGCACCAGTACCTACACCAAGTGATTTTACTTGAAGGTCATATGTTGGTCCAATATTAGGAATAGTGAACCAGCTTAATTTACCTGAACCATCAGTGGTTAGCAATTGACCTGCAAGACCAGCATCACCTGGTAATGTTAGAGTATATGCACCAGCAGCTGCATTTGCTTGCAATTTAATAGAACCAGATGTGCTACCTAGTACTCTAATAGCACCATTTACAACTAATCTTTCATTAATTCCGTTTCCAGTAATACCAATACCTAGGAACGAATTAGCAAAGTATGATAATGTTTCATCTACTCTAAATTGTTCTAATAAAGTTGGAGTACCACCAGTGGTTGCTCCCTTAAAGTTACCAAATTCTAATTTAGTCTCACCCATTCTTAAATATTGACCAGAGGTGTTACCTGCTACATCAGAATTATCAAGTGCTTTATAAAGGTTTCTTGTAATCCAGGAAGCATTACCAGCAGCATTATAAAAGAATGATCTATTATCATTACCTACCCAAGAATGACTAAAACTTAATGCATTTCCAGTTAAAGATACATTGCTGGTTAGTTTTAATGGGTATAAGAAAGCAACATTGGCGCCAGTAAAATATACATTGCTAGTTATTGTATTTACAGATAATACATTGCAATTAATAGTGTTTGCCCAGATAGTATTAGCATGGATATTAGTAATCCATAAATCAGTTGCAGTCATCTTGGCATTAACGACGTAGGTGCCTAGAGGGTTATCATACACCTCAACCATTTTACGTGTTACATAAACGTTAGCTTCATTATCACCAAAACTGGCCGCGTTAGACACATTAATGTATCTAGAATTAGCAGTATAAGTGTATGTAAATGTATTAGCTATCTTAGTAACACCTACCTGAACTGAGTTTGCAGAGTAGATGTCATTAGCTGTAATATTAGCAGAATTAAGGATAGAAGAACCAATTGCTGCTTGTGTGCTAGTTAAAATAGCAGCACCACCATTTACTGATATTCCATTAGCGTTATAAACAGTATTTGAAGATGAACTAGTTTGAATTAAAAGAGTAGTAGAGTTAGCAATTGCATTAGATGTTGAAGTGCTAAAACTTACAATACCAGTGTTTGGAACGTTAAATACGTTAGCGGTAAACCAACCAGATACTGCAGCATTACCTAGCGCTGTATTTGATTGAGTTGTAACTGCAAATGTTTTAATAGCAAAGAGAGCTTGATTGGTTCTGGTAACCCATCCACCAAAAGAGTCTGTGCTTGTTTCTACGTTAGCTATAGCTATTGTCATTTATTTTTTTCCAAAACCTTTAGTAGTAGCTCTTTAATATCATTCAAATCATTTTTAATTGATTCTACTTCTTCTTCTACTTTATTTATTTTAGTTGCAGCGTTATGCATTTCAATTAACTTTTTACGCTGCATACGGTACTGTTCTAAACCATTATCGTCAGTACTTACAACAGTACCTTTATTAATAAATTTCTCAGAATTTTTAGCTAACATATCTTACTTCTGTAATGCTATTGCTCTGATATCTCTCACAATTGGTATTGTGACAGGGTCTGTTGATAAGAATACCATCTTCAAGCAGAATGTAGAATAGCGATAGTACTGTACACCTGCAGAATCAAAGTAAGTTATACAATCAGCAGCACCTTGAGAAGAAAGTGAATTAGGATCTAAGTATGCGGTAGTTGAATTTGCTACTGAATTGCCAGTTGGAAGAGTAAATACAAGTTCTTTATAATCTTCTCTATCTTTAGGAGAACTATAAAGTGTATATTGTGAAGTAGTTGTGAAAACTAATTCAGTCCATTCTTTAGTATCAAACAGGTCATTATCTGTTTGATTCTGAAACTTAGCGTATACCTTTACATCAGTCTTTACAGGACGATAAGCTGTCACGTAGACTAATAGATCTTCTGCTTCTTGAGTTAAAGATACATTCTTAGAAATATACTTATTGAGAGCACTACCATAACGAGTATTTTCGTTAGTAGTATCATTGTTAATTAAATTTTTAACAAAATTAAGTCTCTTAGTAGAAAGATCAACTACTGGTGATACGTATTCGTTACCAGTAAACATATCTATCACATATGTGGCAGATCCGTTAGCACCATATCCACCTTGAGCTAGTTCATTAGAATAACTACGCAATACTCTTTCATAATCACTTAATTCAAATAAACTTTCATTCTTTACTTTGAGAGGTAAAGTATCCTTAGTGAAGGAGTTAGTAGAATTACTAGTTCCAAAATAACTAATTTCTGCAATAGTGCCTACAGGCTCTAGAATAGAAAATTTAGGAACCATTCCATGATAAGCTTTATCATCTACTGTTTTAAGAACAGCATTAGCAACTAGGTAAGTATTAGATAGATACGCTACATTTCCTACTTCTGGTACTCTAAATAATCTTAAGTGTGGGTATGTTGTATTACTAAATTTACCTGTTGATGTATCGATAACTAACTTGTTATTTAATTCGTCAATATCTTGAATAATACCAAAAGGATAGTAAGTATTATCTATTAAAATTTGGTTTACGTTAGCTGTATTAGCAGCATATATAACATCCCCAATAGCAGGTGCTACTGAATTGTTTGCTCTTATAATAGAATCTGTTGTTAAGTAATCATCTTTTTCGTTATTAAATACAGCCTTACCTGTTAAATATTTAAATTTAGCACGATATAGGTTAAATTTAATATCTTGAGATTGAATAGGGGTCCAGTTATTACCAGTAGATGAAGCGTACATAATTCCTACGAAAGGATTACCTGTAATAGCATTTCCAGAAACTTTATCTATTCCTCCCACCTCTGAAATCCAAAGTTCATAATCCGGATTTGCAAAGTCTGGTTCTAGATAGAAAGCATATTGTTGGTCTGATTGAAGCAATACTGGAGTTTCGAAAGTAAATACAGTTTCACCAGAAGAATCATCACTAGTAACAACCTCGCTTGATTCTTTTCTAGCATGTCCTAATATTCTATTTGTATTAGGAGCACCATTAGTAGTTTCACATACGAATGCAGTTATGCCAAGAGATTGACTCTTCTTCTTAAAGAAAGCGCCTAATTGTGTTAAGTATATGCCAGGAATATTAGTTCCTGGAAGATTGTTAATTGTGAATGTTTGCGCAATAGGGTCTCTATTATGAGCAAGATAACCATCTGCATAGTAAGTATGATCGCCATCTAACACAAAATTATAAACTGTTTGTGTCTTGTCTATATCTTCATGTCTTTCAATACTCTTAACTATAACTGAACCATTATCAGTAATAATTTCATCACCAACATTTAATCTAGAAGTGTCAAGATAGTTAATATGTGGTTTAGCTAGACGGGTAAGAGCAGGATCTATAGACTTCCATCCACTCTTAGTTAGCAGAGGATGCTCAGAAGTAATAAAAGGACGACCCCCGTTGATACCGTAAAGGTATGGATCTCTTATTCCATCATCTAGTGGAGGATGATCAAAACCTAAAACGACATTATTTACATCTTTACCTTTGAGAATATCACCTATCTCTACATTTTGAATTTCTTTATAGGAACCGTCTGCCATAGTAACTAGAGTACCGGCTGCAAAACAAGAAAGCCAAGTAGAGGTCGTAGTGGTAGTTGACCAATTAGCAGTATTTACTTCAACGCAAGTAGTAGGGTAGAACGTAGGATTAGTAATGTTAAAAGTAAGTTTAGTCTTTCTAGTAGAAAGAGCACTTGCCGTATACACACCTTCAGCAAAAGTTATAATAGCATCTTTTGCATTAATATCATCTACGTTAGTTAACGCTAAGATACGGTCTCCAGATCTAAAAGTGTTTGCTGGAAGATTAAAAACTAAGTATGCATTACCAGCACTATCAGAATAAATTTCACCATTATTTACATTAGAAGGATATAGAGCAGGAAAATAATCTTTATAATTATTTACTGCTTTAAGAATATTATCTTCTTTACCTGCTGCACTTGCAATACCTACACCCCCAGCAAAATCTGGATTAACTATAGCGGGAGAACATTTATCAGTTACGTTTACTTTATCAAAAAATGCATATAACTTTGTTAGTGGTTTTAAACCTCTAGCAATTACTGCAATTCTTCTTGGAAGCATGTAGTATAAGTTAGATACGTCAGTAACAAAATTACCAGCATCAACGTTAATGTTTTCAATATTAACACCGATGTCAGTAATTGTTCTTGTAGTTGTTTGAGAATAATAATTTGTAGTAGTATCGTATCTTGTATTATTCTCTACATGTGAATCTACTAGAGTAGATCCTGTTAATCTTACTGGACCAACTACTGTATCAATATTCTGTGCAATTTTTGTTTGACGTAAAAATGTATTAAAAGCACCAGCAATATCAATGTTAATATTTTGTGGTGCATTATCTACGTTTTGATTTGAGTTATCATAATTAGGGTATAAGTTAACAAACCCATTAAATCTATATTGTGCTTCTGTAGCGTTTCTATAAATGGTAGCATATTGATTACCTGCAAACTTTTCATTATCGTAATCAATTAATGCAAGTCTACCCTTTACTTTAATATTTGAACTTATAGTAGCTTCTAATCTAAAATCACTAAAGAGTTCTTCAAAAGTAGGGCGCGCAATAGAACGGGAAGGACTAACAGCTATTCTATATTCTGCATCATCTGTCTTACCTAAAGTATGATCGTTGAATGGATCAGCAAAAATACCATTCTTAAAACGTTCTATAGTACCAGTTGCGTCTCTAATAGAAAGAGCTTTTGTTTCTAGTGCTAACGCATTTAAAGTAGCATAATATTCGAGTGTCTTGATACGTTCTTCTAACGCACCAATTTCTTTCATAGTATAGCCTTTAGTGGCTCTAATATTTACTTTAACAGCAAGATCTTTTCTTTTATAAGACATATTAATTATTCTGCTTCTTTAAAGGTTAACGAAGGATAAGGAGGTACAACTATTTCTGCAACAGGAAGCCCTGTTTTATTTATTGATGGTGGAACAGGCTTAGCTGAAGGTGTTCCTTTTTTAACAGAAAGATTACCATCTTTATCAATAATTAGAATATCTATTCTAGGTAGATAGTAAGAAATATTATATGTAAAATCAGAACCAGGATCTGCTACTAAAATATTAGTAGTATTATATGATGTAGTATTATTAGCTGGATTCTCGGTTGCTGAAGCTAAAGTATTTGTACTTACAGCTGTATTAGCGAGTAATGGTCTAAAATCAATAAAGTTTCTTAAATCATATCTATTATTTAACGTATCATAGAATACTGGAATTTCAGCAGTAGCAATAGCGCTAGTATTAGCAGTATTAGCATCATCGATAGGATATGAATCTATTGAGAAGAATCCAGCTTTAGATATAGAAGCGGTATTAGCTTCAAAATGAGAAACTTCAACAACTAATTTAGAAAGATTGGTAAGTGAAGCAGCATATTGAGGACGTAACTTAAGGTAAGATAAACCATACGCGTATTCAGTTTGTCCGTTATCTAATTCAAACCAATCAATTACATCAGAATTAGTAATATCATAAGTTGTACCAAAATATACTGCGTCTAGTCTATAAGCATCAGTAAGACCTAGACACCAAGGACCTGTAGTACCTGCAACATGAGTACCACAATCAATTTTTACATATCTTTTTTCTTTAACTACTTTTGGTGTTGCTACTGCAGAAGTTCTTTTTACTGGAATTTGAGCAGCCAAATTATATACACTAGTAGCAGGATCGATGCATAAGTTAACAGTAACTGAAGTACCAGAATTTACATAGAAGGTATTTCCAGAACCGTTAAAGTTAACATGGGTTCCTTTTTTAAAGAAATATTGTATACTTAAAGTATCACTTGGTATAGTAGCAGGAGATACTGTAATGGAGTTAGCTGCATTAATAGCAGACACTGTATTATACGTAGCGCTTGTAGTGTTACTTATTTTAACACCCATACCAACATACATACCACCTGCAAACCCAGTAGTAAGATGAGTAATATTTGCAGAAGTAGCATTAGCAACACCACCTACTGCTAAGCTAGTAGCTACAGTATTTGATAAGGTATCTTGTGCAAAAATAACGTTAACATCTTCTGCATCTTGGTCAGTAAGATAACCTACACCTAGATTAAATTCATCAGGACCTGCAATATTAAAGGTAGTTATTCCACCACCTGATGCTAAACTGTATGCATAAGAAGAAGTTACAATAGGCTTGTAGATAAATGTAGTATTGTTATTATTGTTACTATCTACTAGTGATTTAACTCCAGAGAGACCAGTATCAAAAATAGCTTTTTGAAGATCAACGTCAATAAGCGCTACTCTATTATTATTATCTAGAACAAAATCTGCATAACCTTTACCGTAAGTAGCGTCATTTACATATAAACTTTTAACATCAGAAGCAAAAAACTTACCAGGATTCATACGAATATTAAAGAGATAAACGTTATGTCTTCCTTCTGGAATACCTTTAACATTCTGATCGTAGTTAAATCCGCGTATATTAGCATAACCTATTAAGTTACCTGAAGGGGCAGAACGAGACTGGTAGAGTGATAAGGTCTGTTGAGGTTGATCGTACAGTTCTACTACAGTAAGAGTTTGCGCGTTAAATATGCCTGCAACTTCATTAACTTCAGCATAGCTTCCTAAGCTAATTCGAATAGTTTCTGAAGTAAAGGAATTAGAAGAAACGGCGCGCTCAACTGGTATTTTTCTTGGAGAAAGAAATTCTACTCTATAACCATCAACATAAGCTACACCTGGTGAAGCATTATAATAGAACAATGAAGTATTTGATTCATGAGATGTTACGTCAACTTGGAAAGGGTTAAGTACGTAATTGCCAGATTCTTCATAAGTTCTTTTAGCCATAACATCCATAAGAATGCTATATTGCGGATCCTTATTATACTGAACTATACCACCATTACCACCGTCAAACTCAACTATAGGTAAAAAATTGCTAGGAATAGTAACTTCATTATTTGCTTTGTCGTAGCAGATAGGAACAGGATCTAGCTTGAGACGATATGCACCTGGAGCATTATAATTTGGTGAACCAACTGAATTATCATAAAGGGATGGATCTTCTGACGGTTTAACAATATATTCTTGAGTATCAAAACCAACAATCATGCCAGCCGCGTTCGATGTGTGTTCTTTTACTACAATATTTTGTGCTTTAGCGTTTTGAAAAAAACCTTTCTGGTATACTATACCAGGTGACATTCTCATAGCATATCCAACACTATGAGTATTAATTGTAGAATTTGCAGTTATAGTATAGATAGAGCCTAATAAATTAGAGCTGCTAAGAATGCCTGTCTTATCTTGTACTTCACTATAAACATCAATCTTCTCACTAGTAGAACTAAACATAAGTTCACCACCTGTGCCAGGCCAGATATAATCTACATATGCGCGATTAGTATCTAAACTACCTGCATCTACTAATGATTCAGCGCCTGTAAATGCTCTAAACACTGCAGCTCTAACACCTGTTGTGTTAGAAACTAAAAGATAGCTATTACCAGTATCAAGATACTTGTCTACTAATAGACCAAAATCATATGTTACTGTATTGCTATCTTTAAATCTTACTTGCGTCTTTGTTGGATATGAAGTAAACCCGCACCCTTCTACTAAAGTACCATCTTTATAAATGCTGTTACCAAATCGAGATATTTGTCTTTGTAGAATAGTTTGAAGTTGAGTTAACTCACGAGCTTGTACAGCTGTAGCGCCGCGAAAAAGGATGCGGTAATATTGCTTTTCCTCATCGTAGTCGTCGTAGAACGGTGCGACGTTAAAATTAGTTTGAAGCTCGGCCATCTCTATCCCTTAGATTTTAAAATATAATTTAACTTGCTCAGAAGAAGCACCAGATCTACTAATTGGTTCTAGGTTTCTATAATAGTAAATTTTACCTGAATAAGGTACTAAATCTCTATTATTTATAGCTGTAGGAGTACAAGTTATACCTGATGTTGAACTAGTGATGGTTTCAAAAGGAATGAAAGTACCAATAGTTTCTCTTAAAACAAGAATATCTGCATCCATGTATAGTACAGTACCAGTAGCACCGCTTGTAAAGCCGTATACTTGCTCACCAGCAGCCATTGGCGCAAAGACATTAGTAATATTGAGAACTATGTATTGTACAAATGTAGAATCTTTATATACTGTATTATTTGCAGTTGCAAGTGGGTTATAAAGAAGAGATACTTGTCTATACGTTGCCCATTCTGGAAAATTGTCTGTAGTATTAATGTCTAAAGATATACCTATTCTATCTACACCTAGTTCAGAAATAACATCTGATCCGTGACCGCCTGGTGGTGAAATAATAGGATGTATATAACAATTAGAACCAAATAATGTGTTAGCTACTATAGTAGCTGTTGCATAATGATATCCTTGTCCATTATCAATAACATCAATACTGGTAATAGCACCGGATATAGAATTAACAGTAGATAAAGCTAATGCACCAGTACCGTCGCCTACTATATTAACTGTTGGGCTAATTTTATAAAAAGAAGTGGAGTCAATATTATTAAGCTGAGTTAATGTGGTAACATACTTACCAGAAGTGTTTACCGTATAATCTGAAATGATAGAGTAATCACCTCTACCTGTACCAGCAGCAATATAAATGGTAGAAAGATTATATGCACCATTAATACTTGAAGGTCCAGAATTGGCTAACTTAATAAGAGAAGGGTTAACACTCACATCACAATATCCATTAGCAGCTTCATATCCGTTACCTAAACTATCTACTACTACTACATGAATAGCACCTTCTGTAGCATACTGAGGGACGTAATAGTCTGGAATAACTGGCATACTGCCAACTGAAGTAAACTTTTTATTTTGTAAACTATTAATAGTGTACATATACTTCCAGATATAACCATCTGAAGTTTTAAAGTCGCCAGTAGCAATAGTAGCTGTAGGTTCTACTGTTGAGGGTGCTCCACGATTATTATAAAGACACTTATAAACTCTTTTATCTGAGTTCATAACATAAAATTCTCTATTATATAAATCAGGATCTGTATGATCATAATAATCATAGACTGTATTAGATGCCCATGTAATTTTTCTAGCGCAGTATTGAATATCCGAAACACTTAATTTCTTGCCAAACATTAAGTCTTTTGAAACATCAAGATAGGAAGTAAGAATGCTAGAATTAGTAGCCGGAGGATCATAGTCATCAGGCCACTCATAGCCTCTACCAAAGGCAACATAATAGGAAGAATTAGAAGCACTTACATCATCGATAAAGTCTTCTACAAACTTATTTTTAAAAGTACTGCTATATTTTCCTGCTACCATAATAGATCTGCTTAGTATGTAATTGTGATTTCTTCTTCGCTAACTTCAAAAGGTTCATCTATAACTTCTGAAATTACTGCTTTACCGAATACTTTATTACCAATAGGGTGAGCTACTTGTTTTAGTATATCAATATATTTATCAAGGGATTTTTCTAATTGAATTTCGTAAGAATATTCCTGATAATAATAGCTATCTTGTAGATATTTGTCTAAGTTAACATGACCTTGCTCATCAACCCATTCTCCACATTCTTTACCTACACCCTCTAAGCTTAAAACTAATGTAGCATAAAGATCGTTATTGCTAGTATTATAAAATTCTACAGTTTTACCTTCTGTATTAAATCCTAGACCAGATGAGCAAACTACAACTTTATCAACTACACCGTTGCCACTAAACGCACCTCCAATAATATCGGCGTTATGTCCCCAGCGCTTACCTTTACTATCTAATATTCCATATGCATATGTTATTGCTTCAAACACATCTCCGTTAACAGTACCATTATACTGCTTATCTCCGGAAGTAATAGCTCTTAAACTTGCAATTTTACCAATTGTTGCAGTTTTATATACTAATGCATCACTTAATGTAGAACTTATAAATGTATGGTTAAGATTTGCACCGTAATCGCCATCAATAATATTTCTATAAGCTTCTGGTCCAATTAATGTATCATTATAAGAGAATGTGGTAGTGTTAGATAACGACCCCACTTTAAAATTAGCATATTGACCTGAAGTGGCGGTTTTATAAGTTACCGCTACATTAGAGTTTAAAGTATAACCATATCCACCGTCTAGAATCTTAAATGTAATATAGCCTTTAGTGAGCAAAGGATTTCTAATTGTAGAGACATAAAATTTTATATTTTCACCACTTGTGCTTATTGCAGCTAATTCATCACCTGGTTTATGGCCCTCTGTGGAAGAGTCTGCAGTAGCAATCATAGCAGATCCTCTAACTACTGTAGCTTCTCTAACATCTAACCCATCATAAATTAATCTTTCTCCTACCATAAAGTTGGAGCCAGTTGATCCACCAGTTATGTTAGTAATATACAACACATAACAAATTTGATTACCTAGATAAATTTCTTCTGCGGAAGATACATAGGCAGTTGCACCGCTAGTAGTTCCTGTAATAAATTTATTATCGTAGCTAAAAAATGAAGGTCTATTTTCTACTTCAATGTATCTTTTTTCAACCCATTTACTACCAGAAGCTTTAAATATGTCTTTTTGTGGAACATATACTTCTATTTCTTGCTTGTAGAGAAGCGAAAATAATAATTTTAAGCCCTCTACTGATCCTTTAGATCTATAGACATCTAAGATATGTTTTTCTAAGAGTCTTCTGTCTGAAAGAATATTTTTAGGAATGCCGTAGAGGTATTTGTTAAAGAAGTGTTCTATATACTGATCTGCAGTATTATCGATATCTCCAGTTTCAAATAAATTTCTATTTTTATAGATATCGCCTTGCTCTTCAAGCCATTCATAATATGCTTTAACAAACTGAACAAAGTTTTGTCCCTCTTCTTGATAAAAAGAAGGGAATTGAAGAGCTACTAATTCAGATATTTTTTTAAAATTTTCAGACATTGGTGTTTATATTTACTGATATTTTACTAAAATCTATTTTTAAAAATTTACTCTCTTTTACTGTAATATCAGGAGAGTTTAGTCTAGCATATAAATCAATAGTTCCATTATAGTCATATGCATTAATATCAAAAGATAAAACCCCTGTATCATAATTTACAGTACCAATATTAGATTCCAATATAATTACTGGATTTAAAGGAGTAGAGTAATATATTCTTAAATTACCTACACCATCATCTGAAATAAATGCCTGGTAACCAGAATTATTTTTAATATACGTAAATGCGTTACTTTTAATAGTTTCTGTTTGACCAGGAACATATGCGGCTGCAGGTTTAAAAAGCTGATTAGAAAATGTAAAATCTACTCTTGTTTTAACAGTCTTTCTTGGAGCTATTTTATAAATTGCTCTTAATTGCGTATCATTACCTACTACTGCTGCATCAGCGCTATCAATCATAGCTGATAGTTTAGAGTGTCTTATATCGTCACCAAAATTAACCAAGTACATACTATCATAATCTTTAATCTTATTAATAATATCAGTTCTTAATTGAGTAACTGATTTATTAGAGAGTAAAGGGTTAAATGACACAGCACTAATTACTTCTGCATAAAGATACTCTGGATCTTTAATAATAGGTTCAGTAGTAATAGTTTTTGTTAAAAGATAATTAGATATTTCCGTTTTTAGCTCATCCGATACTATAGGAGATGAACCAAACGGAATCATTGTAACTATAGCTTTACCATACTGAGGTGGATCTGCTTCTTCTCCACCATATACGTTAACAGTTTTAATTTGAGGAAATTTTTGTTTAATTAGATTAATATAGTCATCTCTTGTTACTGCTCTATTTTGAGTAGTAAAGAATCTAGGAGCATGAAATTTAATCTCATCTGTATCTTCACGTTCTGATCCATCAGATGCTGCAATAATAGTAGATACAACTACTGGATACTTACCTTCTATATCATATGAAGGTTCAAAGTAACTAACTTTATTACCTTGTTCTCCGCTGCAAGAACGATAAAATACTTTTACAATATTACCGTTAACTAGCGATTTTCCAGTAACATCATCTCCAAAAACTATCTCATACTGGTTGCTTTCATACCCTTGAATAAAGTAAGCTTTTGAATTAGGATTTAATCCATACAAGCTCTCAGCAACACTGTAAATTGAATTAGTTGAATCAGTTGATGAATTAATAACTGTAACTTCTATACTATTAGTATCAATATTTTCTGATTGAAGTACATATTTTGTAACTCCATCAACAGTAAAATATTCAGTTACTTGTTTACCTTCGTAAATGTAAACATAGTCAGATGTATACACTCCGGTTGAATCTGGAAGTACTACAATAGGTTCTAATGTAGAATATTCTAACTTTGTTCCATCTACCACTGCCTTACAGGCATAACCTTTAGGTATAAGAACAAAATTAGGTGTCTCATTACCAGTGTTAATAGTAAATTGAACTTTCGCGCGCGCCGAGGTTCTAGAACGAGGAACGTAATTTAATTCTTTAGCATGAGATACAACTGAACTCTTAATTTGAGAAGAGTCAAGAAACATTTCACTCCCTACCATATTAAGATAGTAGGAGTTAAGATATGTGTTGTATGATAGCAAATCAAGTAAAGCGCTTAGATTAGATCCTTCAAAATCATAATCTTGAAACTCAGTTTTAGCCTTAAGAAAGTTCTTAAGATTGCTTTTTATACCATCAAAACTTACTTCTGATACACTTAGAAAACCTGTGTTAGCCATTATCTTACTCTTCTTAATACGACTTCTAGAGTAACCGGGGTAATATTATTATTAACTGAAAAAACTATAGTTGCCAAATAAGCATTATCATCTGGTAGCACTTTAACTTGTACTTCTATAAGATTAGCTCTAGGCTCGTAATTACTAATTACGTCTTTAATTCTTTCTCTAATTAAATACTGTGTATCAGTATTAATATTTTCAAATAAAAAAGCTTTTAATCCTGCACCTATTTGAGGACTGAAAGGTCTTTCAAAAGGATCAGTAAATAATAGATTTTTAATAGAACGCTTTACACTATTAACATCATACAGCAATGACAAGTCACCTTTGATAGGATGAATGTCTAAATTAACGTTGAAATCTGAAAAAGTACTGTTTATGCTCATTTAATTATTTATAAAGATGTTCTGCATGCTTCTAGATAAAGCGGTTGCTGTTTTTGAACATCATTTCCAACTGATGAAGCTAACTGCCATCCGCCTGTAAAATGCTTAGTGTTAAAAGGACATCTTTCTGATTCTGCTATACCGCTAGCTAATCCTATTAAGAAAGGAATAGCATTATCTGCTCTTCGAAGTTCTAAAGTAGCAGTAGTGGCTACATTAAGTACACTTGCTACATTAGAAATTATACCACCCATACTTTGTCCGATAAAAGTGCTAGGAGAAGGTAGTGATGTTGTGCCTATTATCATTTTAGATACTACACTACCCAGGCTTAATGCTCCTCCAAAAGATGCAAAGTTTTGCATACCAAAACTAACACACCCGTTACTTCCTTGCTCCTTATTAAAAGCACCTATTCTTCTGCAGAACAGTTGATCTACTGCTGGAATAGCCGTTGATCCTTCTCCAAAGAAAGCTTTGCCTTGATAAGAAGGAGGAGTAAGTGAAGGGTTACGTGCTATTTGCTGAGTAGTTAATCTGGTGCCTGTAAGTAATTCAGACATAAAATTACCTATAGCTAAACCGCCTGTTTGTTCAAGCAATGGTCCTGCTAGAGCTCCAGCAGCTCCTGCAATTGCAGCTACCTTATTTAATAGATTATCATGTTTGTCAGTCTTAGTTTGTACTGCATTAAATCTATTAGCAAAAGCTTGTATTACTGCAGAAACTGCATTAGCAAGAAAAGCTACTTTATAGATGTCTGGTATTAAGCATATATCTCTAATATTGCGGATATATCTAGTATCTCCTAAATCAGGCACACCTATTACATCTGCAACAAATAATAAATCGCTTATATTGTCTATGCAAGCTAATATATAGAAAAATTTCTCTAATACATCATATGGAATAAATCCTAATAGAGATAACTCTATACATTTTATTCGAATAGCTTCTTTTTCTACATTAGTTAGAATATAGTTAGCATGCGTTCTAGTATAATTAGGAGGCGCAGTTCTAGAAGCAAGTACAGAAGCTGCTCCTACTAAATTAGCACAAATATTTACTGCTTTACCAAAATCAGAAGTTGAAGCTTTATTATTCGAATCACCATAAAAGCCTGGTTGAGTAATTACAGACTTCTGGATAAGTGCGGTTGATTCACAACCAATTACTACATCATCGGCCATTATGCACTCCTAATTCCTAAAGCGGCCTTTGCAAAAGAAGGAATAATTCCTTGTCTCTTTTCATTACAACCTGGATCAGCACAAGTTAATACTAGACCATTTGATCCAGAACCAACCGGTGCGGCCCAAACGTGGACGTGGATACCGCCTTGATTATTTTTTTCTAGAAACAATTGTCTTGTTGGTGTATTATCTCTCAAGAAAGCTGCCATTTCAGCTGTCAAGTCGTGACTACCTCTTGGCATAGCCGAGAAGTCGATAGCACCACCTGTACCGTGATTTTTAGTACCTTTTCTAAACCAACTAGAAATTCTTACACGACTGCCATACTTGTCTATAAGTGGATCCATACAGTTCCATGCAGTATTCATTGCTTCTTTAATAACAGCCTGGAACTGATCTGGTGAACAAGATCTAATATCAAGAATATGACCAACAGTTAGATGTCTTGATATTTTTTCATTAGAGTTCATTGCTGATGAAGGGATAGGTAAAGGATTCTGTTCTGACTTACCAGCACCTGAAATACCTTGAGGTTTATCATAAGAAGATTGAGCAGGAGGAGGGATAGTCTCCCCACTTCTTTCTTGATTTTGTTGAGGTGCACCTGCGCCGTTGTTACCCTTTGCAGCTGCTTCTGCTCTAGGATTAATAGTATCACCATCCATCTTATACATAACAACCTTACTATCAGGCATTCTCATAGCATTTTTAGGGAAGTCAGGAGCTTCTCTTACTGTTGTCATATTATCGATAATCATTTCTGGTGTAGCGTATTGTGCTTGAGGTGCTACTTTTGCTGTTGCCGGATCAACTGGGCTAGCTCCCCCTTCGTTTACATCTACTCTTGCACTACTTCTGATATCCATATTACCAGTAGAGTGTGTCGTCATAGTACCTTTAGTTGTAAACTTAGCATCTCCAGTAGAAGCTAACGTCATGTTATCTTTAGTAGATACTGACATAGCTTTATCTGCTTTAACATTAAAGCCTTTTTGAGAATCCATGGCCATATCTTCTTTTGATTGCAATGCCATGTTCTTATATGCGCTTATTGATGTATTAGCATCAGCTCTAGCAGTAAAATTCTTTCCTACATCAAGTGAGTAATTACCAGTAACTTGAGTACGACCTTCTCCAGCCACCGTAGTTCTAGCATCTCCAGCAACTGTTATCATATGATCTTTAACGATTTCTTGAATAAGTCTGCCGTCTGTAAACTGTTCAATAGAGCCTTCAACGTAAGTAGACATGTCACCGCCTACCCATATATCAAAATTACCACCTACGTTGAGATCTAAGTCACCGTTTGTTTCTAAAGTAATTTTTGACTCACCTTTAATGATAATATGACCTTGTGCATGAATAGCACCGTCACCTTTAGGAGCAACTACACCGAAACCCTTTTTACCGGTAGAGATAATATGAATAGAGCCGTCAGCATCAATCATAACTGTTGCACCTGTATGATGATGCATAGTAATAACGTCACTTCCCATATTGTTATCGATAGTGACTCTGTTACCTGTTGGTGAAACAAATCCTTGCACATCGGTAGGTTTTCCAGCACCACCAATTGCGGTACCTGCATTTGGACCAGTATGACCAATTGTTGTTTCACTACCTATACCAGGCTTTTCTTTAACATCTATACAATAGCCTGGTGTACGTATGGGAGCGTTAATCATCTGAGGTGAGTCGCCTCGAGAAGCACCGTCGCCTTCTCTATTAACTACTCTACGTGTACGTTCTGAGTCTGATGCAAACTGATCCATTTTAATTACCCACAATAATTTCTATAAAGAGAATGTAAACCTAATTCTAATTTTTCACTATCTTCACAAGTTATTTCTGCTGAATCACCCCAACGAGAATGTTCTCTCATCATCTCATAAAGAGTTACCTTCTGTGGTTCTGAGATATAATAATTTGAATTAATTCTCTTTGCCTTTTCGTTGACAAAAGTATCATCACCACCAATAATACAAACTGTAGCCGAATCTTCTCCAGGCTCCTCACCCATATACAACATACCATTAACGTCTAAAATATAGTTAAAAGAAGAATATCTATTAAGACTAATTGATTCGTTTCTTTTAGTTCCGGAAAAACTAAAAGATAAATTTTTTGAAAAAGAAGGTGCTCCAGGAGAAACTAACTTCATGCGCTGTTTCCTTTAGCATTAGCTGATCCAGTATAGGACATAGAAGAATATATTTTCTGTGCCATATTCATTTTAGCTCTAAATGTTCCTTCATTCTTATCTACTTGCCACACACCATTAATTTTTTTCCAAGCAGAACCGCGTCCAGACATATAAACTGCAACCATTGCATCTTGTAAATTAGTTGCAACAAGGAGTCTATTATAAGCTTTCTTTTCAGACGTGTGTAATTCATGCCAGAAAAAATCTAACTGTTTTTCTAACGGTGGTAAATTTGGAGGTTGAACACGAGTACTTATACCGCAAAATCTTAACATAGGACCATAACGATCATATTTACCTTCACGCCATTGTCCAATACCATAAGAAGCTTTATTACCCTCTTCTCTATTCCAGTCTGCAGCATTTTTAGCTTGTGGGTTAATACTCGCTCCAGATTCATTTTGTAAGTGTCCCACTAATGCAGAACAAATTGCTTTAAGGTCTCCAGAATAAGCACCCTCTGAAGTAAACTTTTGCCAAAAATAATTGTAGCATTTTTGAGGGTTGCCTCCGCCTTCAAGCGCAGTAGTAGTGGGAGCTCCTGTATTACTATCTATATTTCCATTTGCTCTTGTTTCTGCTGGATTAGAAGAGTTAGATTCACTTGTATTAGTATCAGTATTATTACTTTGTTTAGGAGAAGAATCGCTTGATCCTTGACCCCCATTAACAACACCAAATACAATTGGTTGTTGACTGTCTACATGGTCAGCAAAAAAGCCTACAACCCAGGTACCAGGTGTTAACGCGTGACTAACTGTCCCACCAGAAGCTCCTGTAGTTGTAGGCAGCAAAACTAAAGCCCAAGGTAAGTCACCATCAGATACTTTAGTTGTGTCTTCGGTATGATGTATACCAAATATTCTTACGCGTACACGAGAACGATCATCGCCAATATCTTTGACGACGCCAACAAACCATCTAAATTTATCACCATAAAAATCTTCTGTTATCATTGTTTAGGTTTGCCAGTTTGTGGGTCTATTACAGTATCTTGCGAACGTTGATTACCACCATCACTATATTTGGATGATGTAGCCAGCCTATTCAAGTAACCATCTTTATTAACTCTCATAGTAGTAACAGCTCTATCACCTGCTGTTAGAACTTGTTTTACTTCTGTTACTATAAAGTAACCTGAAATATAGCCATCTTGTTCAACAATATTAAATGCGTGATTTTCTGGTAACTCACAGAATATTATATCACCTGCGTTTAATTCCATATTAGCAGGAACTGTAATGTTGAGATCTACTTGATTAAGAGCATATAGGTACTTATTAGCGTTGCCAAACTTATATCTAAAATTTTGAATCATCTGACTTTGATCATCAGAGTCTGGAAAGTTATTTAAGATATAACGAATTCTATTTGAGTATTCTTTTTGCTCTGGTTTATTCTTTACGTAATCTATATATTCTTTTGTATTAAGAGGAAATTTACCTAATGTAACTTTACCGGGATTATCATATTCGAGTTCAGTAGGAGTGCTTTCATAACTTTTTTGAAGCATACTAATCTCAAATAATTCATTTTGAAAATATCCACCCGCAACTTTTTCTATAGATGAAAATCTTTTATTAGTAACAAGATTAGTAATAAATCTTAAATCTGAATCACTATCTGTACTCTTTGCTCGACCAAGTTCTACATCCGAAACGTATTTGTATTTCTTATTTTCTATAGTTTTAGCGCCCGCTCCATCTAGCGCATCTTCTATTAACTTTTGAACTGTTAGAAAATTAAATTTATCCATATCTTCATAAAACAGATATAGAAAGTGGTCTTTATATTCTTTAGCAACTGCATGCTTAGCCAACCACTGAATAGCAGCTAATGGTCGCATATTTGGAATAACAAACTGTCTTACTTTAATAGATTCTTCTATTTTAAGATCTTTAGTTACTTTAAATTTTTCTTCTGTATCTTTTTTAATATATTCTTCGTATAGTAGTTTAGCTGCATCTTCTGCACGTTCATTATATGCATGTGATACCATCTTACGAGTGTTTTGAAGGAACTCAACACTAACAAGATCAATAATAAACATAAGGGCGCGCGCTCTATCGTCAGCTGCGATATCTCTTACACCTTTAATAAGGAACTTAATACTTTTTGTTTCTTCTTTTGATCTCTCAGCAACATTTTTAAATGTATATGTTACGTCTACTATCTCTTCACCATTAAAAGGGTAATTAACAAACAAACCGATATTATCGTTAATAAGCATCTCTGCTTGTATAACAGGTTCAAAGATAGATTGAAATAAAGAAAGTTCAACAAATTGCGGTAGGATACTTTGTTTAAAGCTTCCATTAAACTTATTGATAGTTACTTCTTGTATTTTAATCTGTAAAGGATTAAGATTAGCCATTAGCTAATAAGATCTCTAAATTGCATTTTAAATTCAGAAATAAAATTTTCTCTAAGAAGTTTTATTTCTCTTTTACTTTCATTTACTTCATGTTCATAATCATAGATGGTTTTTGGTACCCATCCTGCTACACTATTAACATCTTGAGCTAATTTATAATCATAAGTTTCAGGTGTCATAGTGTAGTTATATGAGTTTATTTCTTCTTTTGAATCTGAGTTTAGGCCTTTGTAGTAGTAGTGCTTAATTGATGATTGTATAACAGATGAAGCTAATCTTTCTGCAGCTGTATTATATTTTTGTTCGAGATATACTTTAAACTGGTTATCGTCCATAACCCAATCTTTGTAAGGATCAATTATCTTATTTACTACTAGCACAACCCAATCAAGTTTAGGATCACCATATTCATTATATGCAATAATATCTGGACGCTCACCTTCTTTAACAACATAGTTATAAAAACGATTATAGTCTTTAAGGTAAGTATCTATAATAGCTACTTTACGAAGAATATGAGTTCCTACTTGATTATTATAGTCTATATACGGAAAATAGTTAAACATAGACATTAGCCTAAACTCCCTGAGCTTCCGCCAGTGGCACTTCCTAATGTACTTGCTCTTCTATTTCTATTGAGAAAATTTTCTCTAGTTTGAATATTAATTTCTGTAAATCCTAATGTCATTTCAATTGTTACTGGTCGACCATCTTTAAAGAACGCTGGTACACCTGACCCCATAGAGTTAATATCTAGACGAGTAATAAAAGAATCGCTTACTTCCGGAAGAAGGTTTGTATCACCTACATCAAACTCTACTCTTGCAATATAAGGATATTCAAGTGCAAATCCACCACCTAATATTCTTGGATGCATATAAGCTTTTATATAGTTAATAATATTTTCTATATCTTGAGCTTCTTCTTGAGAGCGAGGAGCAAGTTTCCAGTTGAAAGAATAGTTCTTCAGACGTACACCTTCAAAGATAGTAGTTAAGTGAGGGTTTCTAATAAACCCTGCTCTTGTTTGCGCATAACGACCTGCTACAGTATCAGAAATACCAGGAGCAACAGCAGCTGTTTCTACTGCTACTTTTTTAAGAAGATCTAGAGTAGGACCTTCAGACTTTAATTGCTTCCAATATTGTTCTGCTTTAGTAGCACCAGCGGCATATACTTCACCTGCTTTACCTAAATTACCTAACAAATCCATCTTTTCATCGTTAGTTGCGATGTTAAACGAATCAGTAAGATTCGTTGGCAGAGGAAGTCTAAAGACAGCTTCTGTTGTAACTGTCTGATTAGATCCTGGTGTGGGTCTCGAATACTTTCTCATGATGAGTCTAGTACCGAGATTCTCTTGTTCTCTAGGAAAGTTGTACTGTACAGCCATTTAATTCCTCAAATAAATAGTTAATTATATTTATATGGTATCTCAGAATGGCTTACAAAGGACGATTTAAACCTCATAACCCTCAAAAATATAAGGGTAATCCAACTAACATTATATACAGAAGTTTGTGGGAGTTAAGGTTTATGAGGTATTTAGATCAACATAATGATGTTATAGAATGGTCATCTGAAGAGATTATCATACCCTATAAGAGTCCTATTGATAATAGGTATCATAGATACTTTCCAGATTTCTATGTTAAAATGAAAGATCAAAACAACCAAATAAATACTATGTTAGTAGAAATAAAACCGAGAAATCAAGTTAAAGAGCCAGTAAAGAAAGATGGAAAAGTAACTAAAAGATATCTCAATGAAGTCTTTACTTTTGGTATCAATTCAGCTAAATGGAAAGCAGCTGAAGAATTTTGCAAACAAAGATCCTGGCAGTTTAAAATACTTACAGAGAACGAATTAGGAGTTGGTAAAGGTTAATGCCTATTTTTACAGATATTCTAGAAGAAGGTAGAAGATCTTTTAGTAAACCAGGTGGGTTAGATTCTCGAGACTGGTTTAGAGAAAGAGCACGTGAAGTTCGTAATGTTAATCCTAATAATATTATTAGAAGTAATCGCGAGCTTAATCGCAATATAATAAGACCAGGCTTCTTATACCTGTTCAATTATGATCCTCTCAATAAACAAAAGCTACCATATTATGATAGATTCCCGCTTGTATTTCCTTTTCATGATGACGGCGATAGTTTTCTTGGTATGAATCTTCACTATATACCTCACATTTATAGAGCACGATTAATGGATTTGCTCTATGATTTAACTAACAATGATAAGTTTAATGAAACTACTAAGATTAGAGCTTCATATCAATTATTAAGTTCTGCAGCTCGATATAAATATTTTACACCATGTGTAAAGAGATATCTCTATAGTCATGTTAAATCAAGATTTTTATTAATACCTGCAAATGAATGGGATATTGCTCTATTCTTACCATTAGAGAGATTTAATAAAGCAGGTCTTAATCAAGTTTATAAAGATTCAAGAAAGATAATAAATGGCCTTTAAAGTATCAGAAATGATGGGGAGCATAAACTCTCATGGCGGCTTAGTTAAGTCGTCAAAATATGATGTAGTTTTATATCCTCCTCAAGGCTTAGTAGGCGAAATTCTTACTAATGACATTCGCTTTATGTGTGAATCTGCTCAGCTTCCTGGGCTAACATTCCAGACTGATGAAGTAAGACCATCCGGGTATGGTAATATAGAAAAAAGACCATATACTACTATTATACAAGACGTTAATCTTTCTTTTTATATTGATAATGAAGGTAGAGCTATTAATCTTTTTCACGCTTGGCAACAAGCAGTTTACAACTTTAACGGTACTACTAGTCCTTATGCAGCATCTCAAAGAGGTCTACAGAAATGGCTGTTTGCTTACCCTAAAGAGTACTATGGTTCAGTTGAGATTAGATTGTATGACGAATCTGCAGGCAAAGAAGGTCCAGATAGTGAGATAATTGTATATACTCTACATGAAGCTTATCCTCTTACTGTTGGAGAAGCTCAGGTAAGCTGGCAACAATCAGATCAATTACTACTTCTTCCAGTTACTATGACTTTTAATTATTGGACCACTCAGGCAATCGATCCTGGATCTGTTACAGAACAGGCTCGTACAAGAGCACAGGCTCTTCCTAGCACTCAAACTAGAATTGATCCAAACCTTTCACAGATTAGAGAACGCGTTGAACTTTAACATTCTATAGAATAGGAATTTGAAATGGCACTACCTAAGATTAAACATCCAACATATAAGGCTACAATACCTTCTACTAAAAAAGAAGTTACGCTTAGACCTTTTACTGTTCAAGAAGAAAAGATTCTTCTTATGGCTAAGTCTACCGAAAAGACTGCTGATATAGTATCTGCAGTAAAGCAAATTATTCAAAATTGTGTGCAAGAAAGTATTGATATTGAGAAGCTTGCTACATTTGATATTGAATATTTGTTTATTCGTTTAAGAGCTAAGTCTGTAGGTGAAATAGTAGATCTAGAATATACAGACCCGGATACAAAAGAAGTAATTAGATTTAAGCTTAACTTAGATGATGTTCAGGTTAAATTTAACGATGGACATACAAATAAAATTAAGATTATGGATGATGTGGGCATTGCTATGCGATATCCTACATTGGAAGAGCTAAAATCTATTGAAGAAGGTGGTGATGAGGAAAAGACAGTCACCACAGTATTAAAGAGATGTATTGATAAAATATATGATAAAGATAATGTATATACTGACTATACAGATCAAGAATTAGATGAGTTTATTAATAGTTTACCTTTAGAGAGCATGACATCAATAAAGGAATTTTTTGATACTATGCCATCTTTAGAGCACACAGTAGAATTAAAGAATAAAGCAGGTGAGACTAAAAAGATTGTTCTAAAAGGAATTAATAGTTTTTTTACGTAATGACCGGGTATAGTAATATTGCGGTCTATTATAATACATTATTTTCTTTAGTTCAACACCATAAATATACATTGACTGAGGTTAATGAGATGTATCCGTTTGAGCGTGATCTCTTCGTTGAGCTCATAGTAAAATATTTAAAAGAAGTAGAAGAACAAAAGAAGAATAATGGCCAGTCTTGGTAATCTAACTAAAAGAGTAGCAATGGCTCCTGTTAATGCGGTAACAGGAACAGCCAAATTTGTAGGCAAAACTGCTAGCAATATTGGCAGCATGGTTGGAGGTGCAATATCTCAAAACCTTGGATTGGCTAGCTTTAAACCAAGCAATATCTTTAGAAGCACAGTAGCAGCTGCAGGGTTAGGTGGAATTATACCTATGACTCTTGGCGCTGGTGGTGGTAAAGGAGGCGGCGGTAAAGGCGCAGCTCCAACTACTCCTACTACAGCAGCTCAACCTGGTGCTCCCGTAGCAGGTATGGCAACTATTAATATTGAAAGCTTATTAGGTAAGTTAGTAGATGTTAATAGTAAAATGCTAGAAACATTAACCAGCATTTCTGATACCTTACAGCAAAATAATAATCTTCTTTCAAAGCAGAATAATCAATTAAATGATCTTGCTGGTTTAATTAGACAGCAAACGCTAGCTCAAATAGAAGCTCGTAGAGAAGCTGCGCAGCAAAAAGCTGGTGCGCCTGGTGGACAAGCTCCTGCAGACCCTACTAAGGGTAAAGGTGGAATACTAAGTGCACTTGGAGGTGTCTTTTCCGGTCTAATGAGTTTCTTTAGTGGTTTAATGAATATATTTTCTGGCGCTAGTAAACTCTTTAGTGGTATTCTATCACTTGCAGGTAGCTTTATTGGTGCACTAGGATCTGTGTTTAGCTTTCTATCAAGTATAGGTTCTGTACTATTAAACTTAGGTAAGTTCTTATTACGTTTTGCTGGACCAATTGCTGCAGTAGCAGCTATTCTTTTCTCATTAGAATCAAAAGACTGGGAAGCTTTCTTTGGCAAATTTACTGATGCATTTAATGCATTATTAGAAGGCGACTTCCTAACAGCTATTGTTAATGTTGTAACTGCTATTCCAGAACTACTCATTAAAGGTATTGGTCGATTAATGGCTAATATTATAGAGTTCTTCGGCTTTAAAGATGCTGCTGATGCGATACGCAACTTCTTAGATACTTTTGATTTAGCTAAGATTATTAAAGATGCACTTAACTTTATCTGGGATATGGTTAAAGGAGCATTTAAAGCTTTTACAGATTTCTTCTCAAACTTCTTCGAAGGTTGGGATATTATAACACCTATTAAAGATGCATTCAACTGGATGTGGGATGGTATTACAGGTTTATTTACACGTGTAAAAGATGCTGTAGCCGATATCTTAAGCTTTGATCTAGTAGGTACTATAGGTAATGCTATTAGTTCTGTAGTAAACGCTGTATGGAATTTCTTTAAGGATCTTCCTAAGAAAGCTGCTGATTTTATAGAAAGTCTTCTTCCTGACTGGGTAAAAAGTGCATGGAGAAAACTTTTTGGAGGAGGCGGAGAAGCTAATACAGGTACTCCACCACCTAACCCTACACCTATTCAACCTAGAGCAGCAGCGCCTGCAGCTGCGGAACAACCTGCTGCGCAGCAACAAGCTAATGCTAATCCACTTAATTTAAATCCAGAAAATCCTCCTCCAGGTATTAATGTAGGAAGAACTGGAAGCGGTGATACTTTCTTTATGAATAGAGAAGGTCAACAAGTAGGTTTCATACCTGGTACTGTTACTCCTACAACTACTAGAGCTGCAAGTGCTAATGTTACTCCTACAACACCAGTACAACCATCTACTGCTGAAGCTTTTTCCGGTTTAATGGGTACAATGATAAAAGCTGTAGAGGGTAAAGCAGAATTAACAGATGTAATGGGTGCTGGTTTAGGAGTACTAGGTGCTGGTGTTAATGAATTTAATCAGCGTTCTGTTAATAGTGCAGCTTCAAAAGAACTAGAAGTTTCTCAACCTGTAGTTATTAATAATACTGCAGGTGCTTCTGGTGGACAACAAGAAGGCAGCTCTGCCCAAAGAAGTTCAGGAGCTGCCCGTACGTCTGTACAGCAATCCCATATAG